ACCAGAGACGTTGTAGAATTCCAGGAAGCGCCCCTTTTTGCCTTTGGTGACCCCGGTAATGGAAACATCGGCACCGGCATTTATCCGCAGAACATCATAGTAACCCGGATCGTAGTTATTCTGGCTGGTCGCCAGAGTGGCGGGCGTGTGCTCGTTGGCAATATCGAAGAGCGGTGAATCACCGGTCACGTCCCGGCGCCACTTCTTCAAACCCAAGATCTCTTGGACGAGTTGGTGGATCACACTCTTGTACTGGGCTTCCAGCTTGTTCATTCTGCAGCTCCAATCGTATTGCGCCCGGTAATGGTTTCCACACCATTCTGGTCCACGCCCACATAAACCACCACAATCTCACACCTGAATAATTGCTCGGCATACCAGACCGGAACCAGGTCACCCAGATCCCAGTCGATCCCATACAGGCTGCTGGGAACACTCTCGTTGCCGGGCAGGTTCAGGAAGGTGGCGAAGAGTTCTTCCACTGGTTTCCCTTCCTTGAGTTGCGCGGCTCCCACATTTTGCAGCTCTGTGTCATCTACCTCGTAATTGGCTTCGAAGATCGTTTCACAGCGATTCCAGCGCGAGGAGTTCACGCGCGCAGCGTCATTCACCACAACAATCTCCCGACTCTCTCCCCGTCCCGAACCCTTCACAATAATTGAATTTTTTTCTTCAAAGTGATTCTTGGAGTAGAATGGTCCCTTCAGGTTGGAATTCGCCACACTGAATAGGAGTTGTTCGGTTCGATCTACGCCGCGCAGGTCTGCAAAAGTCTGAAATTGGAACCCGATTGCGTTCATGCTTCCAGATTGCTCGTCCAGAAGAGGCAGTCCGTCTTCGTCTTGGATGGGTTGCCCGGTCTCTTCGTCCTGAATGTAGATCTCGAACCCGCGCAAATCGCGCGGCACCAAATCAAAATAGATCTTGCGGTTGTTTGCCGGGTCATCGTCAAATAATTGAAACGATGTGTCCATCAGCTCCTTCAGGACATCCAGAACGTTTCGATCAGCAAAACGGCGCGAGATGGTGGTTCCCAGGCCGTAGTCTGCCTGCACACTAAATTCCAGATCCGGATAGGCTCGGGTATTATCCTGGGCACCATTCTTATCCACAGAATTTAACCACAACATCTGCTCGCGTACAATAGCTTTCATCATATCGTCGATCGCGGCGGTCTTGGCTGTGTAACTGGTGCCAGCTGCCTGGATAATCCAGCGGCGCGCCAGCAGGTCCAGAGGGCTTCTGCCGAAGAATTCGATTATGTCCACGGCGTCTTCTTCGCGCGTGTAGATTTTGGGTTGCCTGAGGAGATAGATGCCTTCAAGTCGCAGGGGATGATCGTCGTCGGGGGAGCGCCACACTTCGATCCTGCGGTCAGGCTCGAAAACAGGATGGACTCGTTCCTTGAATTGCCGGTAGGGGAGTCCAATCTGAACTGTCCCGAAACCGTTGATCACGCGCGAATAGGAAAAGAATGCCGCACCCTCATCTGTTTTATTCAGTAGGGTAATGCGTTTTCCGCGTTCATCAGTGAGGATTAGTTCGTATCTTGAAGTCATTCCCTAATTATACCTTCCTATGGTAATCCGATAGATGCCGCTCATACATACGATAAATTTGCTAGAAAACTTTTTGGCGAATTCGCTAAAACTAATTTCTAAAACTCCTCCCCGCGCGCTGTAGCGTCCACGCTCCAATGTTTCGGAGTGTAACTCATCTGCAGCACGGCGTTGATATCATCCACCATCAGGGCCGCGATCCGGTTCTCGCCCGGCAGGAGAGTAAAGGCGCGCATATCCGAACCAGGCAACACGGAGTAGGAAAGGTCCCCGCGTACACTGCTGAACACCTTCCCGCGTCCGAAGTCAAAAAATACATCTTCGCCGCTCAAAATGTCCAGGTCCAGATACACCCGTTTGTGGTTGGCCTGGTTCTCGATGAACTTCAAGAGAGCCGGTCCGGAAACATATAGTTTTGGGTTGGTCTCCGCGCTGCCCGTGTTGTTGACGGTAGTCACACCTGCAATGTGCACGGGGCTGTCTGCACCTAGATAGATATTCTTGTCTTCATCGAACAAGACTGCGTAGATGACATCGGGTTGCACGATGTCCAGGTTCGACCAGGTGGAACCGTTCCACATGGCGATCCCGGACGCATCCACACCGCCAGCATCATCGAAATCTCCCACCGCCACAAGTTCCCCGTTGGAAAGTACATCCAGGCTGTAGACCGTTCCGTTCGTTCCTGCCCCGAGCGCCACCCAGGCAGAGCCATTCCAGCGGGCAATCCGATTGATGTCCTGTGTCCCCGAGAATGCGAATGCACCGCCTGCATACAGGGCACCAGAGGGGGAGAGGCGCAACTTGTAGACTGTGGAGGCGAAGCCATCTCCCAATTCGGTAAATAGATCAGTGATCGAACTGTATTCCGCAACGCGCGTCAATGTCCCGCCTGGGGTTGTGGCTTCGTCTGTAAAATCTCCCCCCACAAAGACCGTGATCCCGTCGGCGGTAATAGCGATAGTACGCACGGTATCATTCAATCCGTTATAGGCTCCAACTGTTTGCCAGTTCGCCCCGTCCCAGTAGGCAATCTTCTGCGCGGCAACCACCCCGGCAGTAGTGAACTCTCCGCCCGCGTAGACCGTCCCGTCTGGCATTACAGCGATGGCGTGCCCGGTGTTGTTGAAACCCGGGCCCATGGCGTGCCAGGTGCTGCCATCCCAGTAAGCAACCCGGTTGGCCGCTACACCGCCGATGGACGTGAAGGAACCTGTCACGTACACGTAGCCATTAGGTGCCACGGCCACCGCGCGGATTTCTCCGTTCGCCCCAATCCCATACTGGTGCCATTGCGTTCCGTCCCAATAGGCAATAAAGTTTACCGGGATCGACGGATCGATGGCACTCACGTCCGAATTGGCGCGTGTGAACAATCCAACGGCGATGACTTCCCCGCGCGAACCGAACGCCAGGTCGTTCACGGTATTATTGACGCCAAAATTCATGTTGCCCCACTGCCCATCCAGGCGGGTGGCAATGAAGTTGGTTGTGTTCCAGTCCTGAAAATCCAGGGTATCTACCTGCTGGTTATCCTCAAACCAGTAGGGCGAAACCGCCAGCAGGCGCAGAGGAAAGGAATTGATCCAGCTATTCCTAACATCCCAGTCCCCTTCCAGTCCGCCATCATAGCGAACCCTCAGGTAGAGCGGAGTTTCTCCGTCCAAATACTCCATCAGGAATTCCTGCCCCCCGTGGGTCTTATCTGGCTTGATCAGATCGATCAGCATCTGCCGGAGCTGGTGTAGGAACTCCAGGCTATTGGTATTCTCACAACTTGTCCGCAGATTTTCGTGTTTGGCGTGGAAAGTGAATGTCAGAGGTCTGGCCAACACCTTGGTATTCTGGTAGTAACTACCGGGAGCGTCGGCATAGGATTGCAGATTGTTCGTGATCGGAGGCAGTCCCAGCCCGCCCACCACGGTCATATACAGATTTTTCTCTATTTGCTCCTCGCCAGCCAGTTCCACCCAGCGCCCCCCGGCACGGTTGTGGTCTTCCCGAATGGAAACGCTGTTGTGATCCATGATGTTCCAGCGGCACCCCTCCTGCTCTCCGTCGCAGTAGGTAGTGACATAGGCTTTTCGTTCCAGCTGCGCGCCGTCCACATAAAAGGTGACTGCCCGTGCGGATGTGGTTTCAACGATCAGACGCACATCATTACTGCCCGTAATCCTGCCCGTCACGCTCAGGCGCGTCCAGCGGTCGGTGCGCAGGGTCACGGGCTGGCTGGCGAATTCCTGCCCGACCGGGTAATCGATTAAACGGATGCGCACCGATCCCGTCCCGCGCAGATAAACACTGACCGTGATGGGGTCTGAGATCCCTGCCAGAGCAGTAACTCGATAATAGATACCTTCATTGATAGCCGAACCATTGGTCGCAACTTTCAGGGAGGCGATCCCGAAGCGCGCGAACACCAGTGAACGAGTCAGGGTAGAGCCGTTCGCGACCCAGCCCGTGGTGTCGTACCGCGCACTGGGGTTCTTCACATAATTGGTCGTGCCTTCTGGCGATAGAAAACGCAGGGTTGCCATTTATGCTCCCATCAGGCTTTCCATCATATTGAAATCCTGCAGGATGGGTTCCACTGGTGCGCTGGTGTTCACTGTCAAATTGGCAGTCCGGTTGTTGGTAATAGTGTTGCCTCCAGCCTGCGCCGCAGACATGGACGAGATTGCCGGAGCCGCTACCTGGCCCACGGCACTTTGCATGGCTCCCACCGCCAGCCCAGCCGCCTTCTCGATGCCCTGAGCGAAACCCTCCATGGTCCACATACCGATCCCTTCGAAGAGCTTGGAAGGGGACTTGATTCCGAGGGAGTCTTTAGCTGCCTTGTATGCCTTCATGGCCGCAGACACCATGGTGCTAATTAGAATACTTCCACCAGCGGTAATGCCATTGGCGAGACCCTGCATAATCCAGAGTCCAAGTTTTTTCCAGTCGATTCCTTGTACGGCGGTAACGAGTTTCTGTAAACTTGCAGATGTATCCCTTCCAAATTGCTCGATTCGGGTAGTGATATTGGTAAAGGTTGTTACGAGTTGTGTCCACAGATTGGTCGCCCAATCTCGAATTCCCATGAAGTTTGTCTGGAAAGCCAGGAACAGTCCGCCCACCGCCAAAATCAGGGCGCCAATTGCAAGCAGAACCGGGCCAGAGATCGTAATTCCAAATACGGCTAGAATACCAGACAACCCGATAAAGAACGCCGCGATCGGAATCAGAATACCCAACAAAATCGACCATAGGGTCGAAAGTACCTGCCAGACGACAAAGACACTCCACAGGATCTCCACCCATTTTGCGATTTCATCCTTGTTGTCGATCACGAACTTCATGAACCTTGTGATCGTATCCAGAATCCCGCCGCCACCCCCTTCCTTCCCAGGTTGGCTGGTAATGTCCTGGAACACTTCCGAGATAATATCTCCGACCGACTTCCAAAACTCGTCGATCAGGGGTTTGTTCACCTCGAACCAGACCTGAACTTTTACAAACGCAGGGATTAGGGTGTTGTTGATAAAATCAGCAACCTTCTGCACGGCGCCCAGAAAGTCTTCTCCGAACGGAGCATCCTCTTGTTTTCCAGCCTTGGAACCACCAGGCAGGAAGTCCCATGAGTTCGTCGGTTGTCCGGCTGGTTTTTCCTGTCCCCCAGAGAGGGCCAGCTTGATCCTGTCTGCTACTCCGCCTACGATCTCTCCAAGTTCCTTGAAGAACGTTTTGATCCCTGGTCCGCGTTCTTCCAGCCAGGTAGCAATCCCTTCAATTGCCCTCACTGCGCTGTCCGCCAGCGATTCGGAAGTAGGGAGCAGGTCAAAGAGACCATCTACAATTCCTGAAAGAGCCGTGCCTACCCTCTTCGCGGCATTCACCATCCGGTCCCAGCGTTCGGGATTATCCGTAAAGGAAGCAGTAAAGGCAGCTACCCGAGCACCGATCACGTCCAGGATCGGCTTGACAACGTTCAGCCCGCCGATGGACTTCACCACATCCTGGGCATTATCAGAGGCAGCTTTGAAGGTCTTAGCCATCTGCTCGGCTGCCCCGGAGAACCGCTCCTTCACCACATCCGAGAAAGCCTGCATGAATGCAGGAACACTCTCAGCAGTCTTGCGGAAGTCGTCCATCTCGTCTGCGGCGACTCCGGTATTCTCGGACATGCGCTTGAGAATGTCATTGACTGGCACAAACGCACCGCGCGCCAGATCGTTCATTTCCCGCTGGGTGACCTTGCCCTGCTGCACCATCTGCCCGAAGTTGATGATGATTCTCTCAATCTCGGTGTTCCCCAGCCCCATACCCGAGGCAAAGTTGACGATATCTTCCGTCAACACTTTGGCTTTCTGATCCACGAATCCATAGGAACGTGCCAGGGTGTACGTTTTTGAAATATCCGCATTGTCATACGGAGTCTGGGCGGCCAGCTTCTGCAGCCAGTCCAGTTGCTCCTTGGTCATCTTGAGTGCTTCCGCCCCAGCCTTGGTAGCATCTTCCCCTGATTCGATCAGTGTATTGAAGTTCAGACGCTGCAAGCGGAGTTCCAGGGTTTGGAACTCCGAACCCGCGTCAATGGTTGCAGAGATCAACTCCCCAATTTTTCCAACCACCCACTCGATGGCGTCCCCCAGAATCTTCCCGAGCGCAACCTCTGCCACGTTCAGAACCTCGCGCCCGAAGCCTGCCACAGTATCCCAGACGGAAGTGAAGGCGCGCTGGAGCAGGGTAGTGCCCGGAATCAGCGCGCTAAGGCTTGAGTTCATCTTCCTCATGGCTCCCTGGAAGGGACTCAAACCTTCGACGATTGCTTCTACGCCGGCGAGCGGCAGATCATTTGCGCCCATGTTTATTCGCGTCCTGTTTTGCCTTGCGGATTTCCGCCTCCGTCTGGAGGTTTCGCATTTGAGTGGCGATGCGCCGCCTGGCAACGATCAGGGCTTTCTCCGTTTCGTCCATATCCATCCAGTCCTTGATCGAAACCCCGCGCTCGAGGCGCACGCTATGTTCTTCAAAGACGGGCACCAGGTCCACTCCCAGCTTCCGCAGATTGATTCCCGCTGAAATCCCGTTCTCCAGCTCTACATCAGTGACGATGACTTCCCGGTCACCCTGCTTCTGGGTCGCTCCCAGGAAAATTCTCGGCAGACTTCACGGTGCTCTCGCGCACACCGTTCAGCCTGCCCACCACTTCCTGAATGAGTTGCATGTCGTTTTCGTTCCCGATCGCCCGAAACTTGACCCAGATCAAGTAGCGCCACTGCTTATGTTGGGGGTGCATGGGCATGTCCAGAAGGGCGTAATCCGCCAGCCAGTCATCCTTATCTGGGTGGCTCAAGCCTTTTGGAGAAGAAACCAGTTCTGTCCCCAGGCTGATCATGGCAGTTACCACGTGGTTGGCGGATTCCAGCTTCCAGGACTGGAGCTTTTCCACATAGTTCGGGTCGTCTGGGTTTTCCATCTCGCGCCCGTAAGCAGGCATGAAGACCATGGGGGGGTCAGGGCGCGGAAAGGCTGCCATGACCTGCACCAGAATGACCGGGTTGGTCTTCCTGCCGCGCAGGACGACACCCGTAGATAAAGTTATGGTGTCATCCTGTGAGACAAGCGCACGGTCGATCGCCTGCGCGGTTTGAAAGTCACTATCTACTTTCCCTTTACGTGCCATTGTTGCTTCCTCCTATCTAAGTTATCCAGCCATCTTCAGGATGACTCCGGCTGTGCCATTTGCAGCCAACCCGCCCGCATAGGCCGTGTTGGCTGTCTTCGAACAAACCGCCAGGTCAGTCAGGAAGGTATTATTCACTGCCACGGCTTTCTTGCCCTGCGGCATTACCTGCCAGCCGTTCCCGGCTGTGATCGTTCGCAAAACATAGGTCCTGGAACCATCCGAAGCCAGCAAATACCCTTCGGCGTCGGATACAAATTGGATCTTGTAGATGCGGACGTAGGAAGAAGGCAGCCCGACCTGTGTCCAGGAATTGCCGCGGTTGGTTGTCAACCACAGTTTCCCAGTTCCGCCTGCGCCTTCACCCACAAACCAGGTGGTTTCGTCCCACATCCAGCAGGCACCCAGGTTGATACCCACTGCCGGTCCGGTCACACTCTGCCAGCTCACTCCGCCATTCTTGGTGAACACAACTGCATTGGAATCACCCACCGTTAGAACATTCTTGGTATCCAGACCATGGACAGCCCGCAGGTGCTGTGTGGTTGCTACGCCGGCATCCTGCACATTCACCCCGATCTTGTGGTTCGAGGAGAAGTAGATGTAGCCGCCATCTCCAACGATCCAGATATGACGGGCATCCGGGGCTGTGATCGCGTGCGGCCCCTTACCAGCCACAAACCCACTGATCACCTCTGACCAGGTGTTTGTTCCATCGTACAGAAGTTCGATGTCGGTCCAGTGCAGGGAATTTGACGTGTAGGAGATGTAAACAATATCGTCGCCCACTACAACTCCATCCGCCACATCTTCGTTGGAGTGCAGGGTTGCGATAATATTTGTGGAGAAAGTCTCTGCGCCGTCCCCGGAGTAGAGCAGAACCGGTTTGGTTCCAGGGGTTGTCCCTACGCCCGCCATGGTCGCAAGAACTCGGTCGCATGGGTCTGGACAATTCTCGCACTCGTTGCCTGTGTAGATATCCACGGTGTAGATCTGGCGCGTGGTGTAGGCTCCGCCCACCGCTTCCTGGCTCATGTACAGATACTCCCAGTAGCTCTCTGATGTCATGTCCAGGTTCTCGTTCATCGGGTTGTTTTCATCCCGACCATACGCGCCGAAATTTTCATAGGCGTGCTGGCTGATCTTGCCATCCGGGAAATATACCCATTTCTCTCCGCCTTCGTCGAAGTCCTGGGGATTGCCGCATTTCCCGAGCAAGGCGAAGACATCCACTCGGCACTGCTTGAGAGCCAAGTCCAGGACGATGGACTTCTGGGCAGTGGATCGAATACCGATCCCGAGTGTTGCGCGCTCGTCGGCGCCTTCCACTGTCCCTACCTGCATATCCCGGTTGAAACTGTTGGGGTCCGGGGCGGTAACTTTGGTGGATTCACCGAAAGGCTTGCTGGGGTCGGTGGAGAACTTTCCCAACGCCAGGAACTGGGGCGAGCGAGTGGGGTGGACTCCACCTTCCACATACCAGACCCGCGAGTTGATGGCATTCAACGCTATGTTTTGGCTCGTCATCTTAGACCTCCTGGGCGTACTTGAAATACGCTTCTTGCAATCTTTGCACGTCCAGATTCAGAGCCTCCTGGAGCGCGCCGATCAGTTCTTTCGATCTCTTCATCACATCGTCGTAGGTGAGTAACCCACGCGCGTATAAGACATTGTGCAGGGTGGTGGCGAGGGGTTCAGGTAGCTTCAAGTCATCCACCAGTCCCTCAGGCGGGCCTTTGAGAATGACGTTGCCGTTCCCGTCTGAATACCCCACATACTTCCTGCCACCGATCACCTGCTCGCAAATTTCCATGCTTCTCCTATATATGACAAATGACACTATTGCTAATTATACTATTATTTTCCCCTTGACTGTTTATGTGTATGGTTGTACAATCAATTACATGAATTATATTTACCGCCCAGATTTGACCGACTACCTCCCTTACGCGGCTTGTTGATGGGAGAAAAATGGACTGCGAAGCCTATATCAAACAATGTGCATCCGCATGGCGCGCCAATCCTCCGCACCATGCAACCGATGGAGCAGATGACCCTGAGCGATTGCTATGGATGGTTCGATATTTTGCCCGCGTAGATGGCGCTGGGTTGGCTGGATACCCAACCGACGAAGTAAAACAACATTTGTATCTACTCTGGGATGCTTACATCAAAGCATTTTTGGGAACCAAGTACATGAAATTGATGGGTGATAATTTCTCGAACAAGAAATTATTTGCCTGGGTTCTTGAAGCAAAGGCGGAAGCAGAAGCGGCGGGATGGGATTGCCGTAAAGCAAACGCCGCCGAACACCACATGCAGCGGACAGTTGGGGATTCTCCCACGCCGCAGGCGTTACCACAGCCTGAAATCTTATCCACCGCAGAAGCGGACACTGTTCCCGCCCAACTGCCGCTAATGTAATCCGTTGGGCAGAAAGGCAAATATGCAAATCTCTGTAAGGTTAATTTCCCCAGAAGGCAAGCACTCCGTTGAAATTGTCGAAGCACAATCGCTCGATGAAGCATCCGAAAACGCCATGCGGGGTAAAGTCGGGCAATGGCTCTGTGTTACGCAGGAACATTTCTGCCCAACACTGCTTGCACCAGACGGCGGGTACGCGCCCGCGAAAAATCATTAGTTATGGTTGGGCTTTGCTGGCAAATGATCTACATCCAGCCCGCCGCTGGTAAAGCCCACCGTTGTGCGTCGCTCGGAGACGGCGAGTACGCCGCCCCACTCGCTGGACGCACAACGGGGCGCGAAATGCAATTCGCAATCGTGCTCAACGAAAGGAAAAACGAGATGCTATTGATTGCCCAGGAAAATACTCTTGACGGTGAAAGAATAATCTTCAATTGCCCGCAGTGTGACGCTGTAAACCGTGTAACTGTGCTGGACTTCTGCTGTGCTAATAAACCAGATTACGCCCTCAGGTGTCCAGACTGCAATGCTGAATTATATTTCTTGATGACTTGCTTGACCCGCGACGCACAACTGCGAATTGGAGCAGACGAAGCGGGGCAGCATCGCCCCTTGTGCACATGCGGTGAGGGTGATGCCATTATGCCCGAACTCCACGCAAGGGACTGTGCCATAACTTTGGCGGGGCAATGCTAAACGCCCCGCTCGCTGCTCATTTCGCGCCCCGTTAGCCGCTTACTTGCAAAAGGAGTGTCATGGAAAATCTGAAAGTGTTGGTCTACGAGTTAGATGGCTGGAAAGATTTGATTGATGTCCGCCTTGAATGTGTCAAGCAAATTGATGGCTCTGATTTATGGGCTATCCGTGAAAAAGGTTGCTGTCTCAATAAACAAGGCGAATGGGAAATTGAGCCTATCCCATCCAGTAGAACCAGCGCATTTTATAAACGATGTCGCTGGAAGTCAGCCGAAGCCGCGTTGAAGTTTTGGCGCGTTGGTCATCAAAGCCGTTTCGAGCACTATAGAACGCGGCTAACACAGCGTGCACCCGACGTGGGGCAGGCTGTGTAATTTTTGGACGGGTTCGCGTGCCCCACGCGGGTAACGCAAGCCGTTAGGTGCTATATGAGATGTGAAGTCTTTGTCCACGCAAATACACAGTGTCGCAAAAAGGCGCGCTGGATGGCTGTCTCATGGGGCGGCTTGATGATTCGCAATGTATGTAACGATCATCTCCCCCCAGGTGTAGAAGCGCATCCATTGAGCGCACCTAACACAGCGTGCACCCGACTTGGGGGTACGGTGGCGAAATCAGGCAATGGCGAGCAACCCCCAAGCGGGTAACGCAAGCCGTTGGGCAGCCAAGGAGCGCAATGTTTCCAAAGCCAAATAAACACGGGTCATATCCAGAGACGCACGCAGAGCACATTGAGTACACATCAGGCAAAGCGTGCGTCATCATCCGATTGTTACAGATTGGCGATAATGCCTGGGTGCAATCAGCTAGTGTCCAGTATGCAGGCGGCGGAATGGCTGAACCATTGTCAAAGGGGCGCATGTATACAACGCGGCAAGAAGCTGTTACCGAAGCTCTAAAGCGCGTTGAATCATATTCTAAAAATTATGCGCCGCGCGTGTCCATGTGGGCTGCCCAACAACGCGTGCACCCGACCGCCTTCGGCGTTCAGCCGCCCGCGTCTTATCCCCTGCAATTATCGCTTTTTGCAGATGACCTGTCCGCTACATTCGGCGGCGGGTAACGCAAACCGTTAGGCGCTTGAAGGAGCTAAATGCTAAATCCACACAATCACACCCTGCCCAAAAACCTGAGCGTTTGTCCGCGCTGCCAATCAAGGTATTACAAAGCCATCAAGGGCAATTGTCCAAAATGCGGTAAACGCCTAACAAAACATGCACCGGACGGGTGGGTATGCACCTGCAAAATTCCAGAGCCTGCCAATGATCGTATGGGTGAGTATTGCCGTCTCTGCGGAAAACCCACCCGCCAGTAATGTAAGCCGTTAGGCGGCTATCGCTCAACGAGGAGAATTGCAAATGGAAAATGAAGAACTATTAGAGGCGATAAAAATATATCAATCCAAGCATGGCGGCTCATTGGTAGAAATATCTATATTGTTTGTCAATGTTACAGCCGCGCTCCATGAAGCCGCCCAACAAAGTGTTGAGATAGAATTACCCACTCAATTCCCAGAAGGGCACGGCGATCTTGTTATCGAGAATGATCTGCGCTTCTGTCCAGTTTGCAAGTTCGCAATCAGTTCTTGATTATTTTGTCACCCTGATTCCGGCCTTGTGGATTGCACGGTAGGCATACAGAGCCCCCATAGTCGTCCCCAAACGATTGGATGCCATCTCGGGGGTCATAGTCCAGCCACCTTCCTCCTGACTACTGAACGCGGCATCCCTGCGCCATTTGTCTACGAATTGAGAAATGTTTGAGCACCCACAGACCGGGCGGTCCAATTTGGAAGCTGCATAGTAAGCGATCGCCGTTTTCCAATAGGGGGAGAGTTCCACATAGGGACGTGCGACTGACCAGTCTCTCCAGCCTGAATAGTAATTTACATACAATTGATCTGGCGCGCGGCAGGCACTCCATTCCTGTGCAGTGAATTCACTGTTCTGAGCGTCCCATGCGGCAGGAGCAGGGACGATAATTCCTAGCCTATCCTCTCGGTTATGGAAACATCCTGTCTGAGTTCCAAGCGTGCAGGCCATACAGGAACCACAGCAGTCACCCAGAGGACCGTTATTCTCCCATACGAAAGATACCTGTACACTCGGGTCGTTGTAGACCTGATAGACATCCACAGTCGTCTCATAGGAAGCAGCGAGGTCGGCATCCAGGGGCTGGGCGTCCAGGCGATCCATTTGACTGGCTGCAACCAGTTGCCAGATCTTGAACTGGATCGTTGCGAATCCACCGGAGATTGCCACGGTAATGGGACGGACTTCCCATGTGTCTGCGCCGCTCTTGGTGGGGTAGTAGATCCGGATCTGATTGGTATCCGTGAACGTGACAGGTACTGTCACGGTGGCGGTTTCCTGGAATGTATCCCCATCCACGTCCGAACGCACAACGACCGCGCCAGATTGAATCAGAACCTTGGCACGCTGGCCGCCTGAAATAATATGACCTTTGCGCAACTCTATGGAATTGAGCATCCCGCGCGGGTTGGCACCGGTTAGATGGTAAGAACCAGGGACTGCGGGTTGAGCGTAGTAGAGCCGTTCGTCGGAGGTCCAGTCGGGAAGGAGATTGAATCCCGCCTCGAGCGCCATTTCCAGTTCAGCTTCACGGATGGCGCGCGCAACGGTGTCCCGACCGATCCGGTCAGAATGGTGCCAATCTTGCTGGAAGAAGATCTCTCCGCATACGTTGTTATTGAAAATTGGGGACGACAGTTGATTCCAGTGGACGGGATTAATTCCCATGATCATCGCCCACTCATCCAACGGTAACCATGTATAAGTGTCAGCGCGTGCCATTGTTCCTCCGATTGATCGACTCCGCGCGCAAGAGTGCCTTTCGGAAGTAATAAGGAAACTTCCGGTGCCCCGGGCGCATCTGGGTCAATCGCTGTAATGCCTCTTTGAGCAGAGGCGTGGAGTAAGAAATGGCTTCCCGATGTCGGCACTTCTCACACGTAAATCCCCGCGCGGTAGTCAATTTGTCAAGGGGCCAGCTCTCCAATTGATCCAGATTCACCATCTGCTCGTTTCCGCAGGCATGGCACCGCCACGGGAGTTCATTCAAGGATAATTATACTCCCCAAAAAATCTCTAATTTCCCATCCATCGATCCAGTAGAATCGCCCCGGCTGAGAACGCAAAGACCGTGGCGATTTTTTCTGCCAGCAGGGGAGTGCCCAGGAAGAACAGGAACCACCCAAAACCTACCCACATGGAACAACAAAACAGACACGACAAAATTCCTGCCAGAACATTATCAGGAATCTGGACCGGAACGCCCTGGTCATCGTGCTCAATCCCAACCAACGCGCGGATACGCACAAACAGACCCCACGGTCCCTTCTCGCGCACCAGCATGGAAGCCAGGCGCCAGGTTGCAAGAGCAAAGAGAGAGAAGACGATAAAAGTCATTACTTCCTCATTGCCAGGCTGCTGGAAAACAACGCCACCAGAAAGAAAAACACCAGGAAAGCCCACGCCATTGGGCTGCTCTGGAGAAGTCCATTTAGCATACGCCACATTTCAACAAAAACACTCAACCATGCAAATGTAGCCAGGATGAACGCACCGCTCCACGTGCGTATCATCTTTCCTTGTAACCGAATCAATAACTTGCATATGGCAATTGATTCGGTTTCACCCATCTCATAACCATCTTTATTTCCCTGCACATAAGCTATCACGTTGGTTTTGTTTGTTCTCTCGGTAACAATAGGATTCATTATTGCCTTGCCTTTTTTATTTGCCTTCCAATTCGTTCATATCTACGCTGGTATCTCTGCCTGCGCTTGTATTTCACTGATAGTTTTTCGAGATCTGAAACAGATAACGAGTTTTGTAGACCTTTAAAAAACCCTCCCATAAACGCTCTTCCGAAATTCTCAAAAGCAACCGAAACGCTGCCATAAATTTCAGACAACTTCCTTCCAATTTCTGCAGCGGCATGAATCTGTTCTTTGGTGGGAAGATCAGTAATTGTATTCATACTCATCCCGCCACCGGCACGCCCAGGAAAGCGTTGGCATCGCGTGCGTCCAGGGCAGTAGAAGTCAACCGAATATACAGAGGCTTGTTGTTCAAGTCTCGCAGACTTTCCAGCCGCTCGGCGTCACCCAGGAAGACCGGGCGCACTTTATGCCCCGGGTTGTTTCCGAAACGATAAGAAACGCTGCGATCGACGCGTGAAAGGATCGTGAATGTTCCTTCATCCGGCCCCATATACTCCACCTGCACCATCTCAGTAGCCAGTTGCCCGGCGTTCACATCCTCCTGAGGGGCAAACGAACCCGAAGAGGAAAGTGCGCTCTGGGGCTTACTATTGACCTTATGAGTTGAACTGCAACCACACATCAGTACCTTCCTTCCTAGCCTGTAATCACTCCACTTTTTATCCATGTATTCACGGATAGCGTCAATTTTAGCATAATCTTTCTCGCGTTTGGTGGAGGTGTGCAGACGGTAGACAAACAGGGGTTCATCCACATGGTAAGCACAGAAACCCAGATGATGGACTGCCATCTGGTAATCCCAGTCTTCCATCCCAGGGATATTCACATCATACCCCCCCTGCATGGCGATGACTGCCTCCGCGATCTTGCGGGGGATTAGGATCGAAGATCCGGAATACTGCATGGTGTTTGGGATTCGGGCGGCATTGAAACCCTGGTAGTGATAATTCTCTCTTTCGCCATCCTTATCCATGATCATATCAGAGAAGATCACTCCGTCGTTCTTTTCGGCGTGCGCCACCAGCGTTTCGAGGAACCAGGGCAGCCAGAAGTCGTCCGCATCCATCCAGACAATAAATCTCCCGCGGGTGTGCCTGTACCCTTCGTTGCGCGCGGCGGATGTCCCTTGATTGCCTTCCATGTTCACCACTTCCGCCCAGGGCGCGCCCGGGAGATCCTTTTCCCACGGAATACCTGTATCGTTCACAACTACACATTCCCAGTCAGGATAGGTCTGAGCGACAAGCGAATCCAGAGCATCGATCAGGAATGGTTTATGTCCGGGTCCTACCGTGACCACGATGGACACCACCGGGTAGCTGTAGTCATGGATGTACCAGAACTTCCTGTCACACGGGCGCCCCTGTGCCCCGAAGGGGACCAGGTGGGGGCGGGGATGTTTCCCGGATTGCTTCTGCAGGATGTGACGCGCCTCGCCATAGGTCCCCGCCCCCAGACGCCAGGGGAACCAGGCGGTCCAATCTGGCTCTCCGCCCTGTTCCTTCCATTCCATGGCTCCCTTGCTGTCAGGGCGCTCCCTATGAAAATACGTTACAGCCTGAGTGAATTTCCTGGCTCGGAATCCTCCACTCGTCACGCGGCACCAGAACTCGGCATCCTCGTTCCGCTTCATCCGATCCCGGTACCCGCCAGAGAGTTCGAAGACCTCTCTGCGGGCCATGACACAGGAAGGGAGCTGGTTCAGATGTGCCATCTGTTCCTCCCAGTGGAACTGGGTAGGCGGCCAGTCACTGCGTACAGGCTCCGTCCCTTTCATCACGCGGCTGCCATCCTCGCGAACGACTTCCAGATGACCGTAGGCAATATGAATGCTCGGGTCGTTATCCAGGGCTTCGGCTTCCAGGGCCAGCGCATTGTCTGCCAGGAAATCATCGGCGTCCAGGTGGCGAATGTAGCGACCGCGCGCAAGATAGAATCCGTAATTGCGTGCGCCAGGCAAGCCCAGGTTAGAGACCACCGGGCGGTAGGCAATGCGCTTGTCGTCCCGTGCGTAGGTTTCCACCAGGCTTTTGGTGGATTCTAGTGGGGCGTCGTCGATCACCAGGAGTTCCCAATCGGTCAGGGTTTGCCGCTGCACACTCTCGATCGCCAGGGGCAGGAACTGATCTAATTTATAGGCGGTCAGGATCACTGAAACTTTGGGTCTTTCCGTCTCGTAAAAGTCCCTGTAAACGTTTTTGAAGATATTTGCGTACTGCTCTATCCTCGGCTCCCAGTTCCAGCGATTTCGCACATCTTCCAGACAGTTGGCAGAAAGCCTGGCGCGTTCCGCAAGGCATAGCTGGATGCACTCTGCCAGGGCTCTGAAATCACCGGGATGTGCCAGATATCCGGTCTCGCCCTGCCGAACGATCTCGGCCTGGCCGCCCCAATTCCATCCTGCAATCGGCACCCCGCAGGCCATCGCTTCCAGCGTGCCGATCCCAAAGGTCTCACGCGCGGTACATAGGTACACCCCGGCATTGGCAACCACGTTCTTCATGCTGAGATAATCCATGGTGTCGATCACTTTGACATTGCCGGTCGCACGTCCGAAGGTTGACCAGAAAGGCACACCAGGCAGGAGCTGGGCGGCACGCATGGCATCCTCGGGGTTGGAGACCGCGTCGGCGCGCGCTTTGTTCCACAACACATACCCGCCATTCGTCCCTGGCTGGAACTCGTTGTGGTCTATCCCGTGATAGACCACCTCCGGGTAGAAAAATCCACCTCTGCGAATTGCGCGCGCTACCCACTCGGAGGGTGCTGTAATAGCGACCGCGCGGCACATACTTTCCACGACCTGTTCATTCACTTCCTGATAGGAGTCGCCCCACATCTGCCGGCTCCACATCAGACCGTGATTGATCGCTACCATCGGCACGCCCTTGCGCCAGACCGTAGCGGCGGCGTGGTTGGCGATGATGTCGGCTTCCCCCAGGTGGCGCGTGATCTCCACGCCAAACTGAGGCAGATGTTTGATCATTGCCTCACTCACCCGGCGTATGCCGTCTGTGCCAATATCAGAGAGGTGTACTTTGATCATGGTTCCTTTCGGTGACAACATACTTGACACACAAAGGTCTATCCTTACTCTTTGACCACTTCCGAGTCTTGCGCAGGCATGGGAACAAATGGAGTGAAATCTAGATAGTATTCTTTCCCAAGCTCAAAAAGATCGTCGCGGACAGCTTGAAGTTCAACAAGGCCGCTTGGCGTGGAAGAGAAAAAACGTTTATTTTCTTCCGAATCACCGGTTACTGGATTGAACCGATAACTATGTAAAACGCCAGGAACATACTTACCCCTATTGTCATATGTTCCCCCCATTACTTTTCTAACTTCAACACATGTGAATTTCGCTCTTACGTTCATTTTGGTTTCCTTTCGTTATCTAGTGTTTGTGTGTCAAGTATGTTATTGTCTTTTCTTCTTACCGAAAATCTCTCTGCACACCATTGCAGCGACTGGTGGCTGGGTGTAGCCGCTGTGAACGAAAACCCACAGGTTTCCAAAGAACAAAGCAGAGAGACGCTCACTCCATCTCATTTTCCATAAAGAGATACACACCTTGCCGTCTGTAAAAACATGAAGACTACCACATTCCTCGTCGTTTATATCTGCAGGTTTGGCAAGGGTAACGTTTGCATTCTTGAAGTTTTTGGGTTCCATGATTTACCTCACCTCCTCATAAGCAATCGGCATCTTGACCATCGTCGACATCTCAGGCGGTTTCTCCCACCACTGCACTGTGCGCTTCAGTCCTTCTGTGAAAGGAATGCGCGGTTTCCAGTCCAGGTGTTCCGTTGCCGCTCGAATATCCAGGCAGATATCCCCGCGGGGATCTTCTTCCGCGCGGTACGTCCACGGGTAGCCCCTGGGCAATTCATAGATCTTTTCCAATGCGCAAGCGACCTGGTTCACCGATAACCGCCTGCCACTGGCGACGTTGTACACGCCCGGCTTTCCGGTGATCGCACAACGCACAGCTTCTGCCACATCCTCGACATAGATGTAATCGCGAGTCTGGTTTCCGTCCCCGAATATCTGAAAGTCATCCCCGAACCGAAAATGCCTGATCATGCGCGGGACGACCTGGTTCTCCCCGATCGGGACCTGCCGGGGTCCAAATACATTCCCGAACCGAAGGACAACGCTTTCCCGAAACTGTGACCGCAGGTAATGCTCTGCCGACAACTTAGAGATCCCATAGGGCGACTTTGGTTCACAGAAATCAGTCTCCCGAAGTTTTCCCCAGCGTTTTTCCCGGTATACCGCACTGGTGGAAGAAAAGATGATCCTGCGCGCGCCGAACTGTCTGGAAGCAGAAATGACGTTCAACATTCCCCCGGCATTGGTCTCCATGTCAAACCGTGGATCTGCTTCACTTTTGGAGATCGCTGCCTGAGCTGCCAGCAGGATCACCACTTCCGGGCGGAAGCGGGAAAAAGCATCGTCCACATGAGCGCGGTTCTTCACGTCCAACTGATCGAAATTGATCCGAGTATTGAATTTCTCTGAGATCAGATGGCGAACATTTTCATGGCGGCCAGTGGAAAGGTCGTCGAAGACAAAGAACTTATTTCCAGCAGTGGGGTGGAGCAGGTCCAGGACATGACTGCCAATGAACCCGCACCCACCTAGGATCATAATATTGGTCACTTTGCCTCCGCATCGTATTCGAACCGTTCCCAGAAGGCAAAGAATCCCATTGCCTGCAACCTCTTCACCATCATATGGGCCGCAAAGATATTGGAGGAATGGACACGAAAGAGAGGTCGGTGTTTCCCTTCCGGCCAGCCAGTCTTCTCCAGATATCTGATTATCTCCATACCCACCAGGGGACTATCCGGGTCCTGAAAGTCGTCCCCGCCCAGGTCATGATCCAGCCTCACCTCGTCGAAGTCTTCTCCAGACAGACGGCGCAGGCACTCCTTTACATTTGTGGCAAGGGTCACATCCCACTTCTCCGAGAACTGCCGGAGAGCTGAATGGATTCTGTTAGTACGGTCATCCAGGAAAAGCATTTTCTTCTTTTCCTTCTTCTCGAAAACCAGCAAGAGAGGGCAATCAAGAATACTCCATGGAAGTGAATGCGCTTGCTTGCCAAGCATATCGTTGTTCATTTCTTCCTCCTAACTCTTGTACACAATATGACTGCCGCGTTCTTCCGCTTTGAAAGGAACTCGCCGCAGTCCTACGGCTCCCTCGACTTCTTTTTGAACCTTCGGATCGGCGATCAGCATCAGGAATCCGCCGCCACCTGCCCCGCAAAGTTTTCCGCCCTGCGCGCCAGCCAGTTTTGCTTTATGGTAGATCAGATCAATCTCGTCAGTGGAGACCTGCGCAAGTTGTTGCTTGTAGTACCAGGACCGGTCCATCATTTCGCCCAGCTCGTCGAAATATCCATCTTCCAGCATCTGGCGTGCGGCTTGGGCAAAGTCAACTAGGCACAAAGCATTGTCGTAGGGTCGGGTCTCGGTCATGTTGTGCGCCTGCTCCCGCAGTATCCCATTCGCACTTCTGGTCTTCCCGGTCCAGAAAAGCATGATGTGTTCTTCCAGAAAACAACGCAGATCCGGAGAGAGGGGGATAGGTGCGGTACTCACCCATCCGTCTGGATCAAACTGGTAATAACGCAGACCACCATGGGCGACTGCGTAGTGGTCCTGTTTTCCAACTGGATGACCGCAGTCGTTGCGCTCAATCTCGTAAGCCAGTTGCGCAAAGACATAGGGATGAGCGTTCTGATTTTCTCCCTTGTGGGCACTCAGGGCTGCCACCAGTCCCACCATGAAAGCCGACGAACTTCCCAGTCCACTGCCTTCTCCTGGGATGTCGGATACAGAAGTGATCTCCAGCCCCTTCAGGTTGAAGCGTTGCAGGGTTTCCCGCACCAGGTCATGTTCCAGTTTCCAGGGTTCGTCCACGATCTCGGTCTTGGAATAAGAGACGCGCGTGCGCCCGTCGAATTTCTCGTTGACCGAGACATAGATATATTTGCTGATCGTGAAAGAAACGACCGCGCCAGTGGACTGGGTGAAGAATTCAGGGAGATCTGTGCCGCCCCCGAAGAGAGAAAGACGGAGAGGGGTTTTGGATATAATCATGACTTCTTGACCCTATCCCTCAACTCACTGGTGGAATAGTTATGCCCGCGCTTTGTGTAATGGCACCATTCGCGCGTCCATTCGGCGGTAATAGGCTTTTGAGCATAGGTCACATCTAGAAAGCGGACGTGCCAGGGGAAGAACACCAGAATGTTCTCCAGATCTTTTTCAGTTTCATAGATTAGGACCTGATCCACGTATTGGCAAGCCGCCACCTGGATTTCCCGCTCGAGGATGGTCTGGACGGGTTTGTGCTTGGCAGGGCGATCTACAGAAGGATCAACCTGGATACATACGATTAGGAAGTCGCAGTTCTGCCTGGCTTCCTTGAGCATCAGGACGTGCCCGGTATGGAATAGATCGAATGCGCCGAAGGTAATTCCGATTCTCACGTTCACCTCGTAAAAACAATGAGATTGTCCCAAAGATAATTCAAGGGGCTCTCGATATTTGAAAACAAATGCGCAAGGCGCAGGGTCATAAATGCGTTATACGTCAAACCTCTCAGGATCATTTCGTTGTGCCAGTATTCGGCGGGCTTGCAGGCGATGTGCCCAGTGCCACCCTGTCCTGGTCTGGCTGCAGAGAACACCAGATGGTGCCCTGCTCCTATTTTTAGATTATCGCAAAGGGTGTCGCAAAATGTGGAATGGGCACTTTCGTGCAGGTGCTCGGCCACTTCAAAGGAAGTCACAACATCCACGGGTTCGGGAAGCAGAAAACGATCTACAAGGTTCACGTGATAGAAACCCTCACCCCACTCCGGTTCCACCAGTTGATCCAGCCCATACGCGCGTACACCTAGTCTTTGGGCAGTCTTTACCATGGCGCCCGTCCCACAACCGGCGTCCATATAGCTTTCAGGAACACCCAGCAAGGCAAAGAGGGCCAGAGTATGCTTGACGTTGTATTTATCCGTTTCTGTCAAGCCGTTGATCCAGGTCTCGCGTGGCACTCCGTCATAAGTCGTCATTCATTCCACTCTCTTGAACCACTGAGCTTTCCACCCGTTCGGGCGTGCGTCGGCAAGTTCCGCCAGAATGCGTTCCACCTTTACGTCCCCGATGTCCTTGGGGAAGAATTCCGCCTCCCAGTCATGGACAATGCAAAAGTCTCCCGGACTCGTTGCTGGAGCAAAAAGGGCCCATTCGCGCGGCTTGTTCCCATCGTCGAAAAATATTGCCAGAGGTTTTGGGGAATTGCGAATCACGCGGTCTATTTCCTGCGTGCCTTCGTCCGAGAACAGATCTATGCGATGATACCGTTGAGGTAATTGCAGAAAGTTGGAGACGCTATCGGTGAAATAATCAAACCACTGCTGGTGATCGTAGGTATGAAAATCGATCCCCCGCTTCGCACACTGCAGAGCAAAATAAGTGGACATTCCTCCGTTGCCTGTCCCGAGTTCCACAAATGTGCGTATGGGGTAATTCTCAAAGAACATTTCCCATATATGAAAATCGTTCCAGTCCTGTGACATTGGAATTCCAAGGAATGTTGTCATTGGAACGACTTCTCCGTGCCCAAGTGACCAAAGATTCCCCAGCCGGGGATATCTGCCGGTCTCCAGATAGCCGCCACATTCGAATTGACGCGGAAGCGGTGGTCCTGGTCAAGCTCTATTTCCCCTGGATTACGATCCTCGGCGAATGGCCCGACTGCTTCAGAGAAACGAATGTGGCGGATGTGAGGGTTACCCGAGTAGGCATAGGAGGTTGTGCGCAGGTAATTCAGGTAATGAATCCCCCGATAACCAACGATCTCCACCTGTGACCCTACTGCCATGTGCCCCAGACGAACCATGCCGACATCTTCCCGATCGTGGAGCAATTGCAAATACGGCGAGAGTGCCAGAGGGCGGCGCAGTTCCCAGTCGTCTTCCATCCAGAGCACAAAGGGTGATTTTGTGTGGGCTGCGTTCAATCCGATGTTCCAGCCCTTGCCGGCATTGTAGGTCCCAGGTGCGAACTTCTGGTTGTGGTAGCCGAGCACTGTAAAGCCATTCTCGATAATTTCCTTTAGGATGGCATCGACGTGCTCCTTGGGACTACCATCGTCGGCCACATACCACGCAACCTTTTCGTGAGGATAGGCAAGGAAATTACCCAATCCCCGAACGGTGCGCAAGGCCAGGTCGGTGCGCCTATAGGTCACCATTACCGCGGCGAGAATCGGATATTCATCCATTGCCGCTCACAATCCTGGCTAGTGTTTTCACCTGCTCAATCCATTCAAGCGCGTAAGGAACACATTCGCCATGTACAGGGCATTGTGGAATAGCTTCAAGCAAAAGAGTTCGGTCTTTTAGTAACCTATCAGAAACTTCCAGTTCTGCCTCAAGCTCTTTGATGCGTTTCAGGGCTTCCGATAATTTCATTACAACCTCTTATTTGTTTTCCAACAACTCCGCCAGTTCCTCGCGCGTCAATTCCAATGCAACATTGGAAGAATATGGCGAGATTACCGCGCTAAATCGTTTGTGGGTTGTGGGATAGAGCAGGTAATAGGTCCCCATATCCAGCGCGAATGGAGACTCTTCCAGGGTCAACAGGGTTTCGTGGATCTTCTCTCCAGCGCGCAATGGCACGCGCTCCACCTTGCATTCTCCCACTGCGTACTCCTGCAGCCTTCCCAGAGAAAGGGCTTTCATCTTTGGGATGTAAATACAGCCACTTTCCTGTTCCAGTGCACCGATAACATAGTTCACTGCCTGAGCGGGAGATATCCAGAAGCGCGTCATGTTCGGGTTGGTCATCTTGATCGTGTCCCCATGCTTGAGCGAGTTCTTCCATGCCTCAACGACACTGCCATTGGAATCGAGAACGTTCCCATAGCGGACCAGGTGAAACTTTGGGGATTTCCAGTTCCGGGAGTATTCCTGGAAAATCTTCTCCATCAGGTACTTGGTAGCGCCGTAGGCATTGGCAGGATGACAATTATGAAGGATCATGTTATTTACAATAAAATTCTCGCTTTGTTCAACGGCAATGCAGTACACGTCACCAGTTTTGTTTTTTCCGACCAGCCTTACGATTGGTTTAGCTTTGTACTGAATAGGATCACCAAGATTCCATAACTCGGGGTCATACCGCTTTTTGTAGATAGCTGGAATTTTTCTAGTCATCGATTCTGGAACATACTTAGCAATCTCTTGGTACAGTCTCTTTGAGCCTGTTTTATTAAAGCGAAGTTCGTAGTATGTTTTTCCGGCCACGGTCACTTTATAGCTATAGCTCTCAAACCCGCAACTTGTTAGTTTCTCGGCAAGTTTCATAACCTCTTCTTGAGTGAAACCATGCGTGGCGATTCTGGCTAAATTGTCTGTTGTACATCCATCGTCTAGATACCACGATGCCAAAAAAACAGGTCTTCGATGTACGCTCTGTAAAGCCTTTTCTACCAACTCAAAAGGAATCACCTTTTTATGTTGCTTATAAAAGGCTTCAAAGTATTTTAGGAGACTAGCAGATACGGATGAAGACGCAGTAATGGTGTCTTGGTGCGTTTCTCCGATCCCCTTGCACTCATGAATTCTTTCATTTTCAATCGAGAGTGCCTTAGCTTTGACAAGAAGCCATTCACTTTCCCCTTTGGCTTGCGCCATTCTTAGCCTGGGACGTGTGTTTCCTTCGTTTTTTGATATACTTGCGTCTCCAAGCATGGTCCCAACTAGAAGAGATTCTTGGAGGTAATTAAATTCCCATTCTGCGGTTACCAACCGATCGTCACTCTTATCCAAATCCCTAGCCTGCGTCCAGTGAAGATAGCCGTTTTCTGATTGCGTTAGAAACTTATGGTCTTCTGTAACCAAAACGTGATAGTCAACATTTCCGGTACTGGGCGCGCCCTCGTAAGAAACTGAATACATTTTCCTTCCATCAACCTTATTTTTGAACCACCCGGTTATTGGGCGACTCTCTATTTTGGTTTCAAATGGAAACTGAACATAAGACTTAACTCCGCACTTCGTCTTAGAACTCACCAACGCCCCAATGGGCATTGTAGTTCCATCTTCTAACAAGACGGGAGAGTGCCATTCCAAACACGCTTTGTCCGTGGAGATGGCGATCACGTCCCGCACGCCCGCGCGCACAGCCGCATCACAGACATTCAGAGAACCCATCACGTTGACCTGGATCGTGTCAATAGGTTGTTCTTCACTGACTGGTATCACCTTGACCGCTCCGGCGTGGATCACAATGTCGTGTCCCGCCATGGCATTGTAGAGGGTGAGTGGATCGCGGATATCTCCCTGGACGATCGTAACGTCCGGGAATTCCCGCTTCATCTGTTCCAGAATATGAGTATGTCTGCTGTAAACCGTCAACCTGCCTTTCCACCCATCTTTTTGTCTGCGCGCGGCAATTGCCTTCCCGAGCGTGCCTGCGCCTCCAGTCACGAACAGGGATCCTTCCCTTATGTCCATATGCTTCCTCCGATGAAAACAAAAAACCGCTTCCCGCGGACTTGTGTCCACGTGGGAAGCGGTTGACCACTCAATCGCCTATACTACCTGTGACCTCTCACAAATAGCGTAAGTTGTACTTTATTATACTCCGCTACTTTCCAGATTTCAATATGCCTGCCATGAATGCAAAGGATTTTCGCAAAAAGTCATTCCAGTCAAATTGATTCTTCTGGTCTCGAATCAACTCATCAAGTTTGTCGTTCATCCGTTCCTTGATCTCGCACTGAACAATAATAGCCGCAAGCTCCGGGTGATCTTCAGGGACCCCGAGCTTGCGGCCTACCTCTTCGATTCTACACTTGATGGACTTCATTCTTCCCAGTGTTACGGGTCCAACTTCGTCGCCTGGCATAGTATCCTCCTGTGAATGAAAAAGCCACGGCACCAACATCAATGTTTCGAACGGCATCAACCCAATTTTCCACCAAAAAATATAGATCCCGATCAACATAAGAACAATAAACAATCCCACCAGAATTACCTTCAAGAAATAGTTATCATCCCCATCGTCCGGTTTGCGTCCCGCCATAACGCGCCTCTTCCCTACAAGACGTAGTACCCCGAAAAAAGGTACTTATCAGTTTCGAAAACTCACCTCCCTCAGGCGCACAGTAGAGTTGCAGAGAAGTGGGGAAGCGTCACTCATTTCCAGGTTGGCCTAGCCGGGTTACTCTGCAACTCAATTGTACACCCAAAAGAGGTGAGATAAAAAGAGAGGGCGGAGTACCCGCCCTCCTTTGTTATGCTACCGCAACTATGCGTTCACTCCAGGACCGTTCAGGTTCCATTCCGAATAGGGGCTTGGGAATGGACGACCGGTGGTTACGCCACCATTCACCCAGTAATCCTGGCTGGGCAGCGGATCATCCGTGTGCTGCAACGGAATGTAGACCACATTCTGCAGGCGTCCCGCGAGTTGCGGGGTGCGCAGAATCAGGCGTGGCTCGATCTTGGAGATTACCTCGATACACCAGTTGTCAGGTGCCTTTAGGCTCCAGAGTGCGACACCATTGTCGGACCAGAAGAAGGTCGGCAGAGCATGGGCATCGCCAGCCGCCGGCAGGACATCGTTCCGGTAGTCGTAATATTCCATGTAGAGCGTCCGGTAGTTCCCGCCCAGGACAGAGAACGGCACGAAATAGATGTCTGAGGAGAATCCGCCGATCGGGATCGCGGCGTTATCGTCATGGTTCTCTTCCATAATGCAGTCGTCCACGATGACCGGAACGCGCCGCCCATCGATCAGGAGATAGCGATTGTTGCGCATATCGTCCCGGAAGCGGACGGTCTCGCTCATATTCACTTCCTGGGTCGTCGATTGGCCGACATTGCACCCGGCCGTGTTGTACTGGCAGGGCCAGACCGCGGCGAGTTCGTAGAACAGAGGTTCGCGCATGACAATCCGCAGGTCCACGGGCGCCATACCCTGTTGTTCGGCTTTGCGGGTCAGGATGCGGTACATGGTCGTGATCACGCGCACGATATTAGGATCGGCGTTCGAAGTCACATTCTTGTACGCAAAGTCCTTCACGTCGCTGTACAGGGATGGGCAAGCCTGTCCGGTTTCCACATCCACCTTGTTGCGCCCGATCAGGAGTTGCAAGCCTGGGAATTCCTTATAGCCGCCGCCCGCCGAGTTATTGGAAGGGTTGCCGGTGTAGATGCGGGGGCAGAACCAGCGTTGGAACGCCACGACCACCTCTACCAGGCGGGCAACCATCTCGCGTCCGGCCAGGATCTGGTTTTGCTGGCTGAGACCGCTGCCGTAGATGTTTCCCATCAACCCTGCCATCTGCGGGACCAGGGGGCTGTTCACCAGCCGCAGGTCCAGGAATTCACCGCGGTTGATGCGGTGCCCGATAGCGTTGATCTCTGCCTGGCGGGTCTTGAATTCCTTGCGACCCCACTGGGTCGTCTGTATACAAGTCTTGAAATGGTTGGCTTCAGGCGGATCGTCACAGACCAAATTCTTCTCCACCTGGTCACTGCGCAGATAGCCAGTGATGTAGGGGAAGAGGGGATATGTGTCGATGCTGCCCTGGATGGGGATCATCTCGCCCAGGGACCCGGTGAACTGGGTATGGGTTGAAATGACATCGCGCTCCAGACCACGGATGCCGAACAAACCGCCCGGGCCGTGGATATAAGGACCCACCGGGTTTCCCACGGTTTGGGCCTTCTGGATGTTTTCCCCGCCAGTCAGGATCTCGATCAGAGCCTGTTTGATCTGGTTGGGGTCAACTGTACCGTCGATAAAATTGGGTTTCATGATAGCACCTCCAAATAGGGGCTTAGTACGCTTAGACCTGAACGGGTTCTGTGTTGGTGACTTCCGAGAGCCAGCCAACATTCGGCTTCCGTTCCTTCAACTTGTTGTCTTCTGCGTCGTCTTTTTTGAGGACCGTCGCATCGGACTGGGATGCACGATTCTTCTGCATCCAGACGTAGCGTTCAGCAGGCGGGGTCAGGATCTCCGCCAGCTTATCTTCCTGCTTACTGAGGACTTCCTTCAGCAAACCTTCCAGCAAGGGAACCTTCTCAGCAGTCTCGACGAGTCCGGTGAGCATCTCGTTGAGTTCTTCCATCCCGAGCTCTTTCTTGAGTTTCTCGATGATCGCCGAGGCGTCTGCAGGGGCCGCAACATTCACGACTGTCGTGGCAGGGGATTCAGGAGTGGCAGGTACAGTAGGAGTTTTTTCCTGCTTTTCCTTGCTCTCGATTCCAGCCGCATCCAGAGCTTCCTTTTTCAAGCCAGCCTTCTCGAGGAAGGCTTTCGCCTTGTCTTCTCCAATGTACTGAGCCAGATATTTCAACTTATCCATGTCAACCTCCTTCGAGATGACTTCAAAATTTGTAAACGGATTGGCTGCATTTTCCAGCGGAAGATCCGAGTTTTCATACATCCGGTATTTGGTCACAATGCGCTTATCATTCACGTCACGCGCAAGTGCCAGTGACTGGTGAGACATCCCGAGCCCTGTCAATATCTTGGCTTTCAGGAGACCTTCGGCTTCCTCTTCGGTGAGCTTGCCGCTCATGATCAAAAAGCCTTTCTCGTAAGCCCAGAAATCAGTGACGTTCTTGCGCACCAGTTCGGGCATGTGCCATGTCGTGGAAACCGGTGCCATATCAGGATTGGCGTCCAGCCAGGCAATATACTCCTCATGGGCTTCTTTAGAGAGGATATCTCCGTCCCAGTCAATATAATTATTGGAGACCCAGCCGACCCATCGCCAGTCCCCATTCGCATCCTTCTCGATCATGATGGAGTCTTTGTCCTTCTCCATCGACATCTCGATGCCCATCTTCTTGGCGGCTGCACGAATATTCGGAAGAGCTGCCTTTGCGGCCGCGGCTACTTCGCCACCCTTTTCAAGCATCTGGGCGGCGCGCGCCAGGGCGTTGCGGACGTGGGCTTTGTCGTGGATCAGGTACTCGCGAATCTTCTTCCCGTCCAGGGTTTTTACCAGCGCGAACTGGCTGTCATCCAGAGAATTCTCGGCAATGGATGTGAGCACAGCCTTGGAGACCATATCGCCGACCCGCTCGAAAACACCTGTGTGGCGTTTATCGGCTGCCAGGATAGATTCAATAACAAGAACGTCCAGGTCTTTTTTGATGGGCTTGGCCGCCTTGGACACGCGCGCGCCAAATTCGCTGCCCACTGCCTGAATCTTTTGGGCTTTTTCGGAGGGTTCGATCATGGGGTTTCTGAGGATATTCCAGACGAGATCCTGTGTATCCCAGGTCACCTGGCGAACCTGCGCGGCCTGTTCCTGCGCGGCTTTCAATTCGTCAAGTTCTCCAAAGGATGTCGGACCTATATACATATCCATCCCCATATCCTTCTCAAGAGGTTCTTCTTCAGGAATCACTTCATCAGGAAGTTCCTCTTCCTGAAGGTCTTCGATCTCCGCCTTTTGCTTCGCCATCACATGATCCCTTTGAGCCAGGCGAGCGGCGCGTATTTTTGCCCTTTTCTGTTTCTTGTCAGCCATCCTAGCCTCCACAGGTCAGGAAAATTATAACATGGAATATATGACAAATGACACTATTGGTCAAAAAAAGAGGCTATGTATGGATAATGCCTTCCTTGATCGCATCCTGGATATCATCATGGAAAGTTTTTGTGTATTCCTCGGCAATGGTCTCGTCGAACTTGCGCGCCTCGAACCCAGGGTGCTTGACAACAGGCGTAGAGATGTAATCTCCAGACTTTCCGCCCGCAAAACTCCTGATCAATTTAGGGCGGGACTTTGCGCGGTACTGGTTTTGGAACCTGAGCATCTTCGCGCGGCGCGGTCGGATCTCGTGAGGCTTTGCTCCCGCGTTCACCAGCCGATAGGTCTTGGAGTAGGTGAGGACCTTCACCCACATGACATTCTGCCCGAAATAATGCTCGGTCTGGAAATTCGGCTGGTCGCTCCAGGTGGTCACCGTCTTATCGAATTCCTTGCGCAACTCAGGTCCCGTCTTCGTGATCATCGTATGCTGGATGGCGCGGTTGACTGCCGCAACGTTCATGACCTCTTTAGGAACGAATACCCGTATCTTTACTCCGATTTTTCCCATCCCAATACCTTCCTGAGACGGTCTCCCACGCGTTGTTTGGGCTTGCCGGTCTCTTGTCGGGCGGCATCCTCGGCAATGGTATTCCCGCCGCGCGTCACATTCTTGCCAGCCGGGTCCTGGTTCATGGCGTCATCCCAGAACTTCTGGGGAATCAAGTCGATCTCTTCCTGGGAATAGATCCCGCGCCGCACCAGCGACTTGGCCGCAGCTTCAGGGGTCACAATCCTGGCGTTTACAGCGATCGCCTCCTCTTCCAGGGCTTTCGTGCGCAGCTCCTGCTTTTCCAGTTCCTCGCCTTCGTTCCGGTCCTGCAGGATGATATCCGTATCACGCGGCAGAACCCCATAGTTCTTGAAGGCTTCGAACAAGGCTCGCACAGGGGACTTCCCACTGGATTTCCGGTGCAGGATGGTAGACTGGGCACTGGAACCGATATTCCCGCTGGCCAGTGGGGCCAATTGCTGGTAATCCACATTGAAGTCCAGGGAGAGCGCCGAGATATACCAGCGCATTTCCTGGTCGTAGTCAAACCCATCAGGCAGGTTCGCCAGATCGATCGTGGCAGTGGAAACAGGCTTTTCCGGATCCAGAGAAGCAAGAATGGCGGGGAGCATGAAGCGAATCGTTCCCTGATTGTTGGCTTCCTCCTGACCGCGCTTCATCTCGTCCTTGATATCCTGCCTGGATACGCCTGAAACAAAGTGCATGGTCTTATACTGCCGCCCGCTGATCTTCTCATCCTTGAAGATGGAAATACTCCGCATGATCTGCGCCATCCGCAGGGAACGTGTCACCGCACAGTGCCCCACGCCGTTCATTTTCTCGATCGTGGATGGGAAGTCAGACATGGCGATGACCTGGTACCACTTCATCTTGTGTTGTCTGCCATCCCGGTCGGTGTAGATAACCGGAATTTCCGGATCACCCGTGCGCATACACTGGTTGGAGTCCATGTGGGCGATTCCGATCACGGGCGCGCGTTCGTTCTGAAAGCGGTCACTGTTCCCTGGATCACGAATCAACTCGATAAAACACCCGTTATCCTGGGTGTAGATGTCCTGTGAGATCATCTTGACGAACTGAATCCAGCCTACCGTATCCCGTGCGATCGCCACGCGGAACATATCTGTAAGAGCGTTGATCACCCGCTCTGATTTAGCCTTGATCTCCCAGGCATAGGAGGCGTTCCTTAGAGAAACCTCTGCCACTGTCCCCGCCAGGAAGCTCTCTGTGGGCCAGAAGTCGCGGAGTTGCTGGTCCCGCCGCACTACGTTCCTGCCCCAGGGTACGACAGAATCGGCGGCGCTGGCAATTGTCCAGGTAAACATAAGATTGCCGCCGCCCAAGATCTCTTTGGGCGGCTTCTGGACACTTTCCGTCAGAGCCTGCTCGGGGAACTGGCTTTGCGGGGTCAATTGCGAGACGTTCTCTTTTTCCATATTGAGCATGACTGCCTATACCTTCTGGAAGAAATAACTCAGTATCTTCCCGGTCTCATTGCCATCCACGTCGATCTCTTTGACGCACCGGGCTTTGCCGTAGCGTTTCTCCATGAACTTTTTCCACCAGCCTGGCTTCAGGCGGTAGACGCGCTCGGCTGTCTTTGAATTAGGCGGAGGCTGGGTCAGGACGGTTGTCCCCGGTACGCAATCTTCCTGGTGGACGTAGCCTCCCCCGGAACGAACCATAGGACCCTTGCCAACCTCGTGGCACTTCATGCACCGCAAGCCTTGATCGTTGGCAGTGCGCGCCGGAATGACTGTCTGCACGGCTGTGACTTTCAATTCTGTCCCGCAAGGCGATGCTTGCCCCGGAACGATAGGATGGGCAGGACGGCAAAACGGGCACATGATCTGCAACCCTTTGGGGGCCTGCAGCATCCTGGGCGGAAGTTCGCGTGTGATGATCGGCGGCTTGAATGCCTTCTGTGACTTCCCTGGATGGGATCGAAATGTACTGCGTGATTTCATATTTGCTTCCTTTTATACAAAATGTTCATTTTATGTCGTCCAATTCACCTTGAAGTTGTATTGTTTCAAATCGGCGGCTTCCTGGTTTCCTTTGTAGGTAACAACCCTGTAAGTATCGGTATTGGGGTCATACGTCAAATCACCATAGCCGCCATCGTCGTCAGCATCGTCCAGATAGATAGGCTCTGTCCACGCATACCCGCCATCCTCTGACAACCATATCGCCAAACGTCTACCCGCAGACACTCCCGGGGTCTGAATAACAAATCCACACATAATCAATTTGTTATCTGTCCACCAATTCGCTTGACCTTTCAGGTGCGCATCAGTGAACATCCTATTTCTCCCGATGATATTTAGTGGACCGGCTTGCACCTGGTAAACCGGGCTCCATGTAGCACCAAGATCGCTTGACGTGATACGCATCGTTTTGGCGTTTCCAGAATCTCGACAGAGCACAAGGATGTCGTCATTGCCCAAATACTCCATTGCCGCTTCGTGAGTGTGATCTGCGTAGGCTGCCATGTCACTGATCCACGTCCAGGTTGCACCATTGTCCTCAGATTTATAAAGAGCCATTTTTACTGAACTATATAGGGTCTCATAAACCCTGCCAGCCATGTAGATAACGCTGCCAAGTGTAAAATGTTGCTCTGTCATACCCATATAGTTGTTTTCTGCTTCGTCTTGTCCAACAGCCTCAATTTTTGCGGGCGCAGTCCATGTCTTGCCACCATCCGAAGATTTAAGATGATATGTGCCGGTCATAGACAGCGCACCGCTGTATCGTGCATTCCAGATGTGCAGCCAGATGTCACCGTTTGGAGCCTGAAAAATATAGGTATCTCCCGGCCCCAATGGGTCAGCGTCTCCTGCATCGGCAAATGCAGGAAAACCAATCACGGCAGTATCGTCAAGGTATTTATCTTCATCAGACCATGTTGCGCCACCGTCATCCGAAAATCTAACATGGACTACATCGTCCAGATTCAAATAATGCGCTTCACTTTCCTCATAGACCAAGATTGTATTGCCGTCAGATAACGTTTCCATCGTTGCGCGCCCGAACCAGCGGGTCGCCTCCGTTGCTACAACACTGGACGTAATATCCGAAAGCGTAGGGCCGCCGCCAACTAAGGGTTTTCGGGGCCCGCTCCTGCCAGGGCGTTATATATATTTGTTATATCTGTTGGAGTCCAAACCGATCCGTATTTGACCGCTTTGTACGCAAGCCAGCCATGCCAAGACTGATTTGGAGTAGTGTCAATTGATCCAATTGTCAAAATTGTTGGGACACCACTCCATGCTCCGAATGTTGTTAGCGCAGTCTGTGGCGTAGTGTTTAGATAAGCGACAACCGAGTTCCCGTTCGCGCTATCCTTCCACGTCATACCTATCAGGAACCAGTCAGTCGTACTCACAGTAATATTTCTGATCTTCGCTCCCCCACCAAGAGCGGCATAACATTGGATAATATTATTGCTGGAGCTTTTGTAAATTTGCAACCAGTTATTTGCATCAACCTTGTAGTCAAACAACGATCTAGCTACTCCGTCCGTCCACACTCCCGCATTGGCAACCTTTGCCAAAACAAACGCAGCCCCGATTGCGCCGTTAAAAATAACACTAGATGCCCCGATGTTTCCGTAATCGCCAGACCCATCAGAGTACGGAGCGAGTGTATTTGTCACTGGTCCAGCCGAGTTTTGCAATAACCATCCTGTAAGTGTCCCGTTGTGGGCGGCGCTTACATATGCTTTTATCGCTGTCCCGCTGGCAATATCCACCAGCGACCAAACCTCCGACGCACTGTACACCCTTCTCAAAATAGCTGCGTAATTGTTGGCTGTGTAGTTCTGTGCGGTCAAATTAGCCGCCATTGCCGCAATCGCAATAGCAACCCAGTTGTACCCGCCTTTCGTGCAGGTCATCGACCCACTCGTACCCGCAGGAACATTGCTGATTGTGTATGTCCCATCCACGCCGCTGGTTGCGGTCAATAATCCGAGTGCGACAGTTGCACCAGAAACAGGCGTAGTGCCGTCAGCGTCGTATACAATCCCAGAGATGGTGTAGGTGGATATGCCGCCATCAAGCCCCCCCCGCTTGCTTCCCAATCGGAATCGGCGCGTGAGACCTGCCCCAAATAATGGTTCACCCAGTTTGCGAAACCCTCTCATCCCAGCGTTCCTCTGTTATTCACATCACAGAACTCGTACTCAAGGATCGCCCCGGCTGTCTCAGCAACGACCTTCAGGGAGATCTTTGGATCCAGTTCAATGTAAATGGGGTCATTCCCGGCTGTCAGGCGGAAACCTTTGGAAGCCGTGGGATTGGTGCCGTCCAGGGTGAAGCGGATGTTTTGAGTCAGGGCCTGAACTAAAACACCCCGCACCTGGGCGGGAATATATACGGTCGCTGCACCGGCACCGCAGGTGTAAGTCTTATGTCCGCCCCCGTTTGCGGAAGACAGTGGCACAAATTTCTCTAAAAGGTCTCTGGTCATGGTAGTCTCCTTATGGAAGAAAAAGAATAGGACTGGAGGCGGAGAGCTACCTGCCCTTATTTTATCACTTTACAGGTTCAATCTCAGCAATTCGTGGCAACACATGGACGCCGCCACACACAGATCAATCTTTAGATTTTCCACACGCTTCACAATCCTGATCTTGTGTTCCTCGGAGTCGATCTGGGCGTTGGCATTATTGAAATGCTCCCGCAGATCAGACTCGCCGCGGTGCCAGAAGTGTTTCTCTCGCACCAGGTCTCGCAGTTGGCTGTCTGCGATTAGACGAGCTTGTCCCTGATTGAACGGTCGGAACCACGCCAGACCTTCCTTGTACAGCCGATTACACATATCGTAGAGCTGGGTGGGATCATAAGCCACCTCAATCACGTTATACTCCTTGACAAGTCTTCTCAACACCAGTTCTGGACCAGGTTTCTCTTCCGTGCCCTGGAAGTCGATCTTCCCATTGACAGGTACCCACTTCTGCGCCAGGATCGTCAGAACGTCATTTGGACACTTGGGATGTCTGCATCCCAGGAACAAACCGAAGTTATCATTCGTAGTGGCCGCATCCAGTGCTATAATAAATGAGTTATGTTTTTTATCAACCTCTGGCCAGGACTCGTTAGACCGTCTGCACGCGTCAAACCATTCCATCGGAAGGAATGTCTCCGTGGAGGAAACCCACTGGTTGCGGTGCATCCTGCGGAAGTCACTGGGAAGCAGAATCTTCTCTTCAGACCGATAATACTCGGGGGTCTGCCATTTACATCTTGGTTGCGTATTCCACAAACACAACATCTTCGCTTCTTCGTTGACGTACAACTCTAAAGGGGTTGGCGCTCCACCCGTCACGGGGTAAAGTTTGTCTGGCCAGAGCAATTTTCCCTGCTGAGTACCCAGTGCGTATAGTGAATATAGTAAGAGGCTTTCTTCTGTGTACCCCGCGTAACTTTCTACCCAGCGGAAACTTTTTCCTGCCTTAGTGGGGGAGAGGGTCATTTCTCCCCACATCCTTTGCTGGGCCTGCTGGTTCGCTCCCCACAGTTCCGAGTTGCCAGTCCAATAATAAGTCCCATTTCGCCTAACATAGATGATTCCATTAGGTGTAGAGGGGCAGAACACTACTCCGTCATAGGAAACCGTGCTCCATTGCTTTCTTTCCACCTTGCAACGCTTGAATGAATCTTTTGACCGAAGATATAAACAGTACATCTTAGGGTTGCCGATCCACCGGAAATCCTGAGTTTCGTAGGATGAAACCGAGAAACCACATTTCTGCGCAATCTCGACCAGATCATCTCTCATTTCTCTCGACTTTGATCCGATCGTCCATCCATATTTTCCATTCCGATGACCATCTCCCTTGATATAGGCATTCAAAAAAATCATCAAGTAATGAAGCGGTAACTCCTTGATTTCCGTCGGAACATACTTATCACCAGAAAGGCCGTATTTCAACAACATCTCGGCCAGTTTGGAGTGATATACGATAACGCTCATCCCGTCACTCCAGGTTCGCGGCGAGAGATCCATTTCCTTCAAAAGCTCAATAATACGATTGTAGTTCTCCGGGTTTTTCGTCTTCGATTGCCCTATGGAAATCCCTTCCAGCCTACCGCGTTTCTTTATGACACAGCCCTCAGACAAATACCATCCCATAAATTCGGCAAAGAGTTCCGCAGAGACAACTTTTTTAGTTTGATTGATAGGGAAAATAAGATTATTTCCCTTTCCCTGTTGGCTATATGTTGGAGGAATAATAAAAGGAGCAGCGTCGCCATCCGGCCATAAACTGGTCAGTACAGGGTAGTAAGCCAAGGTTTTTGCAGCACTTGAAGCTACCAGGAACCTGCTTTCCAAGTTATCAACAAATTCATGTTTCCAGCACCGATTCATGCCCGGGGCAATACCTCGTCCGCCGATGAACTTTCCATACATTCTATGGTCAGGTGTGACCAGGGCGTCCAGAGAACGATTTGTGATCTTATACATTTCCCCGGTGTAGCGTGAACAATATATACCATCAGGTTCCTGCCATTCAAAAACACCATCACGGGAACGCGTGGCAATTAGATCATTCATGGAAAGAGTTTCCCAACCCTTCCAGCCGTCCTTTGTCAAAACTTCCGTTTGCTCGTCCAGACAGAATGTAATCATGTCCGCATTCGACCCGGCTTCCCCGCTGGGGTCAATCGGGATGGCTTCGGCATAAGAGCCATTGGCGGGGTGGGTGGTGCGATATCCCTTGACCCCATATTTCTTCTTGAATTTTGGGTTGATTTCCAGACATCTCCGCAGGTACATCGACACCCTGGAATCCGCCTGTTTGAGATCGTTCGCCACGATATATTGTTCGCCCCATTCGGTATATTCCATGATAAATAAGTTGACCGCTGCGGCGATCGTCGATTTGATCGATTTCTTGATGTCTGACCAGATAATGATCGAATACTTATAAAACCCCTTCTCGTCCTTGGAAAGAGCTTCCCGGATGACATCCCGGTGGTATTGTTCCAGCTCAATCCTGCCGCGCAAAATAGGATCGTTTTTGGTCTCGGGGATATAGAAGTTCTTTTCGATCCAGTCTACCGGGTCAGGCGTCGATAATTTCTCCGACGCTTCCCCCAGACCTTTCACCAGATCCCTCTCCAATGATTCGAGTAAACTCATATTCGATCCTCTTCAAGAAATGTGCCTTTACGTGGTCCGGGATCTCCGGCTCCTGCTGGATGGAAGTGATAATTGCCGCCTGGACCTTTGCCACAAGCTTGTAAGCATCCTCGGCGGTCAGGATCGCGTGCAGGTCTTTCGCGATCTTTGCCTCCCTTTCCACCATTTTGCTCCTAAGTTCCAGAGATTCTTCGATCTGGTGGAAAGCCATGTAGTCATGATAAACGGCGTCGAATGCCGCCTGGAGTTTCCTTTTGACTTTGATTTGCTCAACAGTACCCTCCACAGTCTTATATTCTTCCCACAGGTCCCGCAGGGCGGCAAGCTGGTCCGGGAACTGCTGATTTCCCATTCGTTCCAGCAACTCCACGATCCGGTCATCCAGCACGGCAATACCAGCCCGATTGGAAAGGATGCGCCCATCCTTCTGCATCTCGACGTACCTGGATGCCAGGCGTGTCAGGGCAAACTGGGAATTCTCGCCGCTCACGATACCCCTGCCTTTCCCGTAGAAGTTCCGGCTGGGCGCCGGACCGCCGTGGTCTTCACAGTAGCGGTACCCGGGTACTGCCCACTTTCCACATTGGAGGTCGGCTCCGCAACCCGGGCAGACTGGGACGCGCTCGGCAGACCGGAAATGACGCCTGCAGGAGGAACAATTGAAGCGCAGAGCTGCGCACCGCTCAGCCACATCAATTTTTGATCCTTCGAACGGCAAGTTTTCCCAAGTAGAACCAGTGCAGGACACTCAGGTAGTTACACAGCACCAGCAGGAGCCCCATCAGGACGATCAGCTTCTTTCCCATCGGTTCACCTCCAGAACTTCTTCGGCGGAATGGTAGACAGGCAAATTGAGATCCATAGCAATTTGTACTTCCCGATCAGCTCCCCGGCTTTCCCCTGGAAGCTGCAGAACGCAGTCACATTCCTTCAACCACTTGATATCCTTCTCGTACCAGTATTCCACCTCCCGGTGAGGGAAGACCAGGTGCTGGAAGTGAGACAGTAGGGGATTGTAGACCATGAAGCCGTGGATCTCCAGGAAGTCCTGCACAAACAGGGCGTTCCGGACGTTTATCGCCACGTCCCCCAGGGTGTACGGGCAGGCAATGTAGACTTTCATCGCTTCCTCCGCGGCCACCAGGGACGAATTCTTCGGTAGTTCTGACTCCGATGGGCTTTCCATTGACTGCCCTTCCATTTCTTACTCTTTTTCATCACAACGCTCCTGCAATGGCGTGACAGACCGCCAGGTGCGCATCCTCCTGCACCCGGATATCCTCGTCGATCACGAATATCTTGGCGTCGGCATCCATGCCGGCAAGCTGGCTTTCGAAGTCATTCCCCGTCAGGACGATCAAGCGGTCGTGGTGGAATTTCATAGCCGGGAATATCACGTTGGGAGATTTCCCGGAACAGGAGATCGCTACCAGCGCATCCCCTGGCTTACGCATGACGTTCAGGATGCTCAAGTAGGACGTTTCCCAGCCTTCATCATTCCCATACGCCAGGACGGTTGGGGTCATGGCGTGCACGGCGAGCGCCCGCACGTGCGCCATTTTGGTCAGGTCGTTGGCGAAGTGCTCGGCAGTGGCCGCCGACCCGCCGTTACCCACGATCCAGACCATATTTCCGCTTGCGCGTACTTCCTCGAGAATCTTCACAGCGTTATCCAGTTCCCCCACGTCCAAATGCAGGACTGCTTCCGCGACCCTAGCCAGGTACTCTTTCATGCGTGCCTCCGCCCTAATTATACATGACAAATGTTACTTCCCTGGCTTGCGTCTCCAGAATATGGCAGAGACGATCACCATCAGGAATATCGTGATCTTCTCCAAAAGGCCGGGTGGTTTCAAGGGTTCGTAATCGTCGTACATGGTTTCTCCATACAATAAACAGTCTCCCAGTCGATTCGGGGGCTTCCGTTCTTCTCTGCCAGGCGCCGGAAGAAAGACTTGCTCTCAGTCTTCTTCTCCACTGTGCCGCCATCGAGGGTGTGCTGGGTGCCTTTATGATGGACCAGCATGGCGTGGTGTTCGTGCAGGGTGACAAACCCCACGGCTTCGCAGAGTTGCCTCCACTGATCACAGAACGGGACGATTTTCTTTGCTTTCACATAATCTTTGACCACCCAAACTGCATGACCTCCCGGCGCAAGCGCAAGATAGACCTGCTCGACGATTGCGCGGGCCGCCAGCCAGAAGTCGTCACTAACTGAAAGTTGCCCCTGAGATGATCCATACTCGGCTTCTCTCTGAATGTCGTTCGCATGAAGTGGTTCTCGGGTTTTATGGAACCTTTCCCAACCAGCTTTATAATTCTGATCACTATCCTCATACGGGGGAGAGGAAACGGAGACATCGAAGTCGCCAGTCATGTTCCCGAGTTGACCCTCTGTTTGTCCATACTCCGCTCTCTCGTTATCCTTCTTCATGGCACGCATTTTGGCTTCAAAACTGGCACCGTGTCCTGTGAGCATCTGCACGCGCGCAAAGGCTTCCGGCTCTTTGAACTTATCGGCGCGCAAGACTCCTTCACTGCCTTTCTGAAACGGAGGGGAAGAGACTGCGGCGTTGAAGTCACCTGCAGGAAGGTCTGAGAGTTGTCCATCTGAATGACCGTACCCCTGGGAGTGCAATTCCTGGGTGCGGCAGAACTGCTCGAATGACTGACCGCCACCCGATTTTCGGTAGATCTCATACTGCTTGGTGCGGTCAATGCTGGTGGAATTCTTCTCGACCTGCATGGCGGAGTATGGCGGCGATGAAATCGCCGCCATGAACCCATCCATGTCCATGCCTTCCAATTGTCCATCGGAGTTACCATACTTCACAAACGCGCCCGGTTCACTGGGAGTCGTACCGCGTTTCCCACCGCGCTTGCCGTTGTGGTCCTGACTCATCGGCGGGTTGTAGGGCGGACTGCTCACAGCCGCTTCGAATGACCCATCCTTCATGGACGACAACTGCCCATCACTGGAGCCATACCCATCGGCAGACTTATTGCCGGCAGCGTGGCGCTTGTACAGAGCCGCGTCGATCGATCCGCCCGGTTTCAGTTCCGGTGTTCCGCCTTCCGATTGCAGGAATGGAGGTGAGGAGATTGCAGCCTCAAAACCTTTCGCTTTTAGTGCTCCCAGTTGACCAGGAGTGGCTCCATAGTTGTCGACTCCGCTCTGCCCATCCATGTATGGCCGGTGATAATCCAACCCGTTCCGTTTGTAGTTGAGATCCGTTTCGGCATAGGGAGGAGAGGAAACCCCAAGCGCAATTCCAACTCCGTAAAGTTGTCCACCGCGAGCTTTTTCAGGATGCGGATCGTCCCCGCCAGTGTGTGAGCACCCATCAGCATAGGGAGGCGAAGACACAGATACCTGCACGTAATCGTTCAGCAATTCCAAAAGGTGCCGACTATCCCCATACAGAAGATGGGCAGTGCCGAAGTTGGGCATATCCCTGAACTTATTCTCCCAGAGCGGGATGTTCCCCCGAAAGGTATGGGCGTCCCTGGACGGTATCTTGCGATTGGAGATGTCGTTCCAGGCAGCTTCACAGGGCGGGCAGAGCAGGCGATGCTCACGGAAGAAGGCAAGCATCTTGGGACGAGAATACCATCGCTTCCATTCGTCAGGCTGGATACCATTACAGAGATATTGCGCCGATCCCAGTTCGTGGAACTTTGCTTCCAATTCCATCCCGTACCAGTTCAATCCCAGCCGCATGGCGTCTAGGGCACCCAGAGCAACGCCGCCGAAAGGATCGATCACACGATCACCAGGCTTTACCCAGCCTTCTTCCTGCAGGTGTTCATAGATACGCCGGATCAGTTTGTTCGAGAATTTCGCCGGATGTGCCATTGCTTCCTGGATGATGAGCCCCTTCCAGTTCGAAGGATAACAACCTTCCCATTGATCGATTGCGTGTTTCATAATGTCTCTAGTACCTTCTGTGCCATCAGGCACGGCACGCCATTCCCATTGATCTTCACAGTCAGGCCCTTGTACCAGTCCGGGACCGTCTGAAAGCGACCCAGACAGCGGATGTCAAGCTTGACCACCCGCCCGCCCATGCAAGCGCGAGCAGGCTGCCTGCTCGCGCTTGCCGACTGTGTGAAAATCGGTTCTTCTTCATTGCGAACCGTAATTCTCTCACCCTCATTGGATTGCCCGTCCAGGACGAACGCTCGGAGAGGAGTTTGATCCTGCCGGACTATCACCGTGTGGACAGGTTCATCTTCGCCGCGCAGAAATTCTCCGTTCCGATTGGTATTCCCGTTGTCAAAGACAAATGCTCTTGGGTTATTTCCCGTCCGGTTGATACTTTCCACACAACGAGCTTGCTCGTTGTGTTCCCGCACACTGAAGGAGCTGGCATTCCCACCGGGAACAACAAAGGCTCTGGGCGATGTTCCGCCCTTTCCCTGCGCCCTCACAGTGAACGCCCGGCGTTCACTGTGTGCCATTTGCCCTTTCTGGTCGCCGACAATGAGCGCACGATACTTCCCGGCAGTGTGGCTTCCCGTGATCGTTGAGATCGGTTCCTCGGGTTCCTTGTATCCCTTGGAGTTCTCTCCTTGCACATCCGAGACTACGGCTCGGATGTGCGCCTGGTTACTGTTTGCCGTGATTGCCTGGATGGGCTGGTCTGCATCCACAGCAGACGAGTAGGTGCCGTTCCCGATCACAAAGTTTCTGTATTCCTCCGGCAGTCTCTCAAGCTGCCAGGGTGCAAATTCCGAATCAGGGAGAGATGGGATCAGGTCCTCAATTGCCTGGTACCAGCCTTTCCACGGCTCAGGATGTGGATATCCACGCAGGAGACCGCGACTGGCACGGATCCATAAACGGTTGCGGGTCTGGGGAACGCCGAAGTCTGCAGAGTTCAAATTCGTGGCATCCCACCAGTACCCCAGGTCTGTCAGTTTCTTTGTGATCCGCTTGAAGCTCTCCGATTTGCGATATCCCACCACGTTCTCTAACGTGAAGGTGTCTGAACAGAAATACGCCAGAGCGCGGCAGACCGCATCCGCCATAGCAATATCCAGCTCTGTTTCACCTTTCTTGTTATTTGCTACCGAGAAGTTGGGGCACGGAGGAGAAGCATGAAAGTGATCGGGGCGTTCCAGTGTAGTCAGGTCAAGGGTCAGAACATCTGCGGTCCTGACAGGGAAACCATTCAACCTTGCCACACTTGCGATCTTGTCGTCTTTTTCTATTCCCCAGATAGTATTATAGCCAGCAACCTCTGCGCCGACATCAAATAGAGCTCCGCCTGTAAAGAATGATCCTGAAGTTTTCAACATTCGCTCCTAGCCAAAGAGATAAGCAAGATTGTACAACCTTAGAGTCGGGCTGTCAAGGTTTCAGAAGGGGAGAGGCGAATGTTATTATCCATGGGGAGGAATAGAGGGGATCGAAAAACCGGAAATTGCGCGACTCAGGGTGTGCATATATCACAGAGAAAACAAGAGAAAAATTCGTTTTTAGAACAAATTTTCTTAGAATAAATTTTCTATTTATAGGCTATATATTAGTAGTGACAATGTACGTTATAGCTACTAATGTAAATATATAGTCTAATATCATGCGTATATGTGGCATAGTGGCCACACACTGGGCATTATCAGCCATTAGAAAATTTTCTACAAAAAATTTTTTCTGAAATAAGAAAGGCGGTGTAGAGTATCGGTACACTACTGCCTGGCAGTGATCCAGCCACCCATTATTAGAACATTTGTATTATGACTTTCGGCACGTTGAATATATGACATTTGTCACTATGTATGGTTGTACAATGGGAGTAAACTATAGACAGTTAGACAGTACCTTACAAACTAAATAGCAACCAGTCACCTAAATAACCTGACCGAGTGTAACGGAAATACGGCAAGGGCGGGCAGCAAAAGACCCCGGGTATCCAATACACCAGCTAACAAGTGACCGGTTTTTTGAAAGTTTATAGCATACTGTCGGCTGAGCCCATCAGCTATAGCCTACCAAGGCAGGGTTGCTAATGGATATTTAGCTGGATATCCACGGCCGACAGAATTCTACAAACACTCACGAAAGGTAAAACGAAATGAAAAATCTACGGATCGAATTACTTCAGAATGGCTTTTATCGGGTCTTTGACTACAGTTCAAAAATGAGCGGCTTGTACACAAAAGATGCCTCTTATCACTCTGGTGATTTGAGACTGGCTTGGTATGTAATCGTTGAACTCATCAGCACCATGAAATAAGGCAAACAACAAACAACATGAACGCTCTTACATCCTATGAACCAGACTACGGCGGTGGAGATAGCACCAAGAAATAACGCAATATTCGCCCCTGCTAGTGTCTACTATGGAATCATAGCAGGCACGATGGAGACGGCGAGTCTCTCATTCTCACGAAATGAAAGGAATAAATATCATGGAAAAGATAATTACTATCGGCTTTCTGGTTCTCGTTGCTTATGCTTTCTATACCACTGTTACCATGTTCCTATAGTGCCACAGAAGACAACCCTGCAAGGGGTTGTAATGTGCTGGCAGGTTCTAAGCCCTGCCCACTATCTCACGAAAGGATATTAGCATGTATAAAACACAGTGCACAAATGATGACGATTACGAGAAGCGAGAGTGCTACACAGATGGAAGGCTACTGCTTCATGTTTGTCAGTGATTTATAGTGCCACAGAGTACAGCCCGCAAGGGCTGAAATGTGCAGTCAAGTTACAAGCCTTGACCACTATCTCACGAATTGAAAGGATAGTACCATGAATGAGCTTTTTGAAAAGCTGCAATATGCTAAAAATGCTGTGAGCTGGCTGCTTGAGCACGAAGCCGGACTCGTTGACTTTCACGGCCTGCCATACTGGGCGGGCGAAGTTGATCGGTTGCGCTCCGAAATAAAGAAGGTCTTATGAACACCAAGACTCTCTTTTTGTACTTTCTGCTGGTTCTGATCCTCGGCGCGTGCCTGCTGGCTTTACAGTCTGGCAGGGTCACACTCTATGAGGACGGATCTTTTCGATTAGGGTCCTTCACCGGCTGCATCCACTTGCAACTGTGCGACGAACACTATTACAGCGGCGAAAATACCGGCTATGTCTGGGACTGGGGCGGTATTGAGTGGAAAGGTGACCCCGGTCTCTTCTTCTGCGGCGGTCACTATGACCCCCAGACTCGCACGTTCGGCGATTGGTGGGCACGCCTACTGCCTCAGCTTGTAACAGATTGCTGATAATCTACCTCTCCGGCCCTACCCCGTAGGACCGGGGCGAAAGGTCATCAGACCCTATATACTCACGAAACGAAAGGAATAAATATCATGAAAACCCTGTCAGGTCACACATCCCAAGAAACCGCTTATGTCGTGGACGACTACCCCTATGGGTACCGCCTGCGGACCCAGATTCGCTACTGGATCGAAACTAAAAAAGGTCACGGCCAACGCTTCTGCAGTCAGACTCTGAACCCGAAAACGGGTAAATGGAACCACCCCAAGGCCTCTACCTACCACGTCATTGCAATCATGACCCTGGACGAGTCAAATGGCCACGTCCATTATGAAACCCTGCAGTCTGGCGGCTGGAGCAAGGAAGAACAGATTCAGGATTTCGAATCCCGCCATGCCTCTGCAATCGGTGAATGGGAACGCGGCGCGATTCGGTACATCCGCGCGACCAATAAAGCCAACGAAATGCTCAAGGTCACAATCCACGCGGCCGGGTACGATGAGAACGGCAAGCGCACAGACGAACCCGCCCAGACCCGTGAAGAACAGGCGGCGATCTGGAATAGTGCCATGCGGGCCGGGTATGCTGAGGTGGAAAGCGAAGGGAAATAAAGCCATGCCAAAACTTACCCGCGCAGAACGTGAGAACTGCATAGGGTATAAAGCCCTGCTTATTGCAAAAGATAGGCAGGGCAATATTGCCCGGGTTACATCGCCCCAGACTCTTTCGAAGTGGGAATTTGACGGCCCTACGTGGATATTGGCAGCTCACCAGCCCCCCACAGAAGACAACACCACCGGCGTCTATGTCACGTTCTCGGCTAAGGAAGCCCGCAAGTATTTAGGCACCCTCTGCAAAGTAATCTTATCTGGACGCGTGGTCATTCATGAAAACGGCGCACGCGGGGAAGTTGGACGCCTGCTGGAGGTGAGTAAATGAGAATCGGCAAGCCAAAAAAAATTGTTATCCGCCCGGACCTGATCCCCGTCCAGCTACCTAAACCAAAGAAGACTCCCATCAGAGTGGACAACTGGCCCACCAGGAAACCAGAACCCGCTATAAGGGACCCAAACCAATGAAAACCATGACCCAAGAAGAGTACAACAAGCAACCCGCCGAATACCGCGGGATTGTGGACGGCAAGCCCTATTTGTTGCAACTGGACGAGAAGACACAGGGCACAGTATATGGACCCGTCCGAATCGCCCCGATTGTATCCCTGACGTGCTGCTGCTGTGGTGCAGAATGCCACGGCCGCCAATGGTACAACCGCGATACAGGGTACGGACTCTGTCCGAAGTGTGCCAAATGGATCTCCTCTGACAAGCGCGAGACCCCCGAGTCCATGCGAGAGAACTACGGTGATCCAGGCGTACACTATTTCACTGCCTGATTCTCCCCTCTGCCCACCGCGACGCTAGTAAAAAACCCCGCCAATATGATAAACATCACCCCAAGCACATGACAATTGACTATTGTACAACTCCCCCAAATCTGTATAATAAGAACAGGTATCTATGACTCAAAACTCCCTTACCAGCCCCTCCCCTATGGCTGAAGCGATCACCCAGGCCGTGGAGACTGACCCCCGGCTCATCTCGCGCCACTCGCGCCGGCAGTACCGCTCCTCCCTGCTGGAATTCGAAACCTGGCGGGACGGGCGCCTTCTCACCAAGACCCTGGTAGAGGAATACGCCGCGGCTCTGCAGAAGCAGAACTACGCCCCGGATTCGATCAGCCAGAAACTCTCCGCCATACGCTGGTGGACTCGCAAGCTGATCGATCACGCCGAAGACCAGATGGAAGACGGCCCCGAGAAACAGGCCGATATCAAGCGCGCCTCGCGCGTGTTGCTGGTCCGGAATGTCAAAGGAGCACGCCCGCCGCGTGGCAGGTACCTATCCCCCGAAGAGACCAAGGAACTCCTGGACGCCTGCGCCGCGGATACATCCCCGGCAGGTGTGCGGGATGCAGCTCTGATCGCCGTGGCGCTCTCCTGTGGCCTGCGCCGCGATGACCTGACCACCCTCCGGATGGAAGACATCAAGGGTCACACGGGCGACTCGTGTGACCTGGTGATCCACGGCAAAGGCAACCGAGTAGACACCCTGTATCTGTACAATGGCGGATACAAGAGGCTACGCGCCTGGCTCATGCTCCGCGGTTCCGATCCCGGCAGGGTCTTTTGTCAGGTGCGCAAGAATGACAAGATCAACACAGCCGGATCCCTGGGAGGGTATGCCCTCCTGAAGATCCTGGACGCCCGGCAGGTGGGCTTGTCTATCTCCGAACACATCACCTGGCACGACTTCCGGAAGACTTTCATTTGTACTCTGCTGGATAAGGGGCAGGACCTGTCCACCGTCCAGAAACTGGCCCGCCACGCCAGCCCCGCCACCACCTCGAACATTTATGACATCCGCGACGAGAAGACCCGCCGCGCCGCGGTTGCCTCCCTTGAGATTGGAGAATAACATGCCCCGACAATCCTATGACGCCATCCTGAATTTGTGGCGCAATACCACCCACGACCTGGCAGAAGTTGCGCTTGACAAGACCCTGGGGGTCTATGAGTACAAGGCTCTGCCGGTCTTCCTGCGGCGCGAAGCCGAAGCAGCCCGGTTCGTGGCCCTGGTCTCCATTCACGACCTGACCGAGACCCGCCACCATAAGGGCGATGCCTGGACGAACGGCAGTATCCGCCGCGCGCTGGGGTTGCGCTCCCCCGAGGTACTCCTCAAGGCTCACTGGGAGAACGAACACCAGTTCGTGATCGTTCTCTCTGCTCACCCCGAGGGCTATCTGGACAAGCTGCGAGCGTTCTTTCATAACGAGGGACTCGAGGTTTCTACCTCATTCGTCCCCTATTCCGGCAATATCATCTACGATCACGCACAGGCAGAAAAGAGGTTATTATGACTACCAGAGTACAAATTCAACGCAAGCGCAGAAGCGCCGGCACCAAGATGCTGGCATGGGCCAACTTCCTGACCCTGATCCTGTCCTGGATGATGCGCCCATACATCGATCAGGAGCGAACCGTTGTCCAGGAAGCCAAGCTGGAACTGGTCCGCAACAATACCCGCGTGGCCGACATGCGCGCGGCGAAGATCTCCAATGAGCTGGTTCTGCAGGACATGAAGATCGAAGAGCAGAAGATGAAACTCCGCCTGCTGGAGAATGAACTCAAGGTGCGCGGATTGAAGGGGAATGGGTTCGAAGTCAAGAACTACCCGGAGTAATTCGATGGATGAAGTGAAAGAGCAACCTTATAATGGAACCAAGATTTGACTTGTTATTTCTAATCCCCGTCATACTAATTTTGTTACTTGCAATGACGCGTCCCTACAAACCGCCTCCGCCTGGTTCGTTCTAACAAATAAAAGCCCCCATCATATGATGGGGGCTTTTTGATTCTCGGTCTTGCTGGGAAACATGATCTTCACGTTCTCCAGGATCTCGTCGTACTCCTTGCGCTCACGCGGCGAGAGCTTGTCCAGGTAGTCACGGATCGCCCGCTCCAGCCCGTTGCGCACCGGTCCGGCGTACTCCTTGCCGTGACCGGTCTGGTATCCAATGGTTACCAGTTGCCACTTCATGAGGTCGGTCACCTGGACGGAGAGCTGGGCGGGGAAGTCGATCGAGAGCTTCGGCATGGGATGATTATATAACGAAACTCATGGAGTGGGAAGACTCCCCGCCCATTCTACACTCGTCTGTAAGGACTGGGGAAGGGTTGCCCGTCCTCCAGGCGAGTCCAGTTGTTTATATTTTGGGGTTCAATAAATTGAGGGCGAACAGATACAAAGGGAAAGAAGGAATAAGGATCTTCGTCCAGCCAGGGGCGCACCAGTCCGTGCGCAAAGGGAAAGACCGAGGTCACGCCGCCCTGCTTGAGCTGCACGTTGTTGCAGACCAGGAATAGGTATGGATGAGTCTGGGGAGTGTACTTGTAAGCGAGTAGATTTACTTCGTTCAGAATTCGGGGCTGGGTGGTGTATCCTGGGTTTAGAGGTGGCGGGTTGTTCCCGTCCATGGTGATCAGGCGCCACAGTCCATTCTCGTACACCGCCGCGTGCGTGTTGCGCGCAAAGGTGCGAAACTTGTCCAGGTGGGGATCGTCGGCGGAGAGGTTCTCGCCTGTGATGTAGTTGGCGCGCCCGTCCTCCCCTACCCCAGTGCGATTCATCAGGGCCGTCCCTTTGCTCATCAGATTAGAGACGTTGCTCTTTGACATTCCCAGGTTGATCGCCCACAGGAAGAACTGCCATTCTTTGGTGAAGAACGTGTCCGACTCGTCCTTGATCAGCATCACGGCCGGGCAGCCGTCGCCACCGCCGGCGCATTCCCGGTTGGCCCAGTCAAAGATATTCGTGTTCTTGTCTTCATTGTGGGTAAAGAAAGTGAGTCCCCCTTTGGACTTCCTGGAAAGCGAGACCTGGATGTGGGTCACGAAAACTCTTTCCTGAATTCAAGAACCCCGTCGATCAGCACTTCCAGGACGTGGATGGTAGGACCGGGGTCAGGATCCGGATCAGGGTCCGGGTCTGGATCAGGGTTCGGAAGACCGGAGACTGCCACGAAATAGGCATTGGTTACCCACATCGCCTCGGTATAGTCAGAGACTGCGCCGCGGCTGCCAGACAACAGAACGGGAGCACCGTTCAGGTGCTGGGCATTCACGATCCTGGACCAGTTGCCAGATTTCTCCGCAACCTCCACCACGTCGTTCTTTACCAGGTCGCCCAGGTCTGTGTACATGGCACTGGGACCCGAGCGGATATTGGCTGCGTTGGTATTGAGACGGTAGAACTCACTCATGACGACCTCGGTTTCTTTTTGCCAGCAGGCTTGATCTGCAGGGAACGCTCAACATTGGACATGCGCCTGTCCATCGAAACCATAAATTTATCGATGTTCTGACAGACATCCCGGATACCTTCAACAGCCTCCACCTGTCGGTTGTCCATTTCAAAGCGGTGCTCCTGCTCATTCTTTGCCATTTCAATCTTCGCCAGCTTTTCCTTCTGTAACTGCGGGAAGACCGAACTGGCTATGAACGGAAAGATCTTATCCGTAACCATCAGCAGGAGCACCCCAGCCCAGCCATAGTCGTGGAGTATCTCGATGAAGCTCATAACGTTGCCTCCACTCGCGGGGCTCATTTTTTTTCAGTCTTTTCGAACATGGCCGCCGCGCGCCAGTGTTGGAAAGAGATTCGGATGTAGCCCAGCGTGGTCAGGATTGCCAGGATGACATTCAGTCCGATTGTGATGTACAGGTCGTATTGGGCGGGAACCACGTCGATCAGTCCCTGGAATTGCAGGATCAAGAATTCAGCTACCCCCACCGCGAGAACGGCGCCGATGCCGCGCAGGTCGATCTTGACCGTTTCAAACAACCACTGCAAGCCGAAGGTTACCCCGAACAGGAGCGCGGCGTTGATCGCCAGCTTCAGTTCGAGTGAGATCTGCACTGCCCGGGATGTGGCGATCGCCTCAGCCCCCGGCGCACAGGCAGTCAGACAGAATGCGGCGAACAGTACAAACAGACAGAGTTGGAATGCCTTTTTCATGAGAACCTCCATTAGCCAGATTAGGATCAACGGAGGTAATTATAACATCAGATGGAACAGATTTTCTATGATCCGTCAATAACCTGACTTTCCTGTCAATCTCCCCTGCCCGCACGGGCATTCCCAGCAGGCGGTAGCGGAACGCAAGGTCGTTCATGGCATTCGGGTCCGGGTCGGCAAGGATGCAGAGGGCATCGTATTGCCGACCCAGCTCCACCACCAGATCGCAGTTTTCTTTTTCTCGGGAAGATTTTTTCATTCTCTCCTGTCAGAAATAGGTGCGATATATTGGCTATCCGAAGTCTCTAAAAAGGAGGCTTGTCTTCGTCGGTTTCATCGTCCCGCATGAACGCATCCCGATCTACAGTAGCCTGTGGCAACGCGCGCAAGAAGGTGATCTGCTCTTTATATTTTTTGATCGTCTCCTCGAGTTGTTCGCGCGTAACCAGGTCGGGGACATACACACTGACGGGGTTGGTCTTGTTTGCTTCAGCCGTCCGGCGCGCCACGTCTTCACTCACGAACGTTACGCAGTAAATAGCCGCATCTCCGTAGAGCTGCGTGAACTCGGGGAAGGCACTTGTGGCCGGAACGTCCACGCGGAGCTTCGGAGGGCCCACCAGTTCGCTCTTGGAAACCTTACCCGCTACCACCTTATGCCCCATCAACTCAACGATCGCCCAAACATTCTCTTCCATGGTTATCTCCTTTGTTCTAATTCCAAAATATGGGTTGGGTACCATTTTCTATTCGCTTCGGGCTCAACCTCTCGCAATAACCACGGCACTACTTTATTGGCCCACTCGGAATAAGAGACCCAACCTCCAACACAAACACAATTTATGTCAAAGATCCACACATCATCATACGGCAACGCCTGCGCCCCGATCCAGTGAGTATGGCGCAACTTCGCGCGGGGGCTTACTCCATCTTTTGTCCATGGTCCGCACCACTGAACCCGAACTAACCCGAGCTTCGGCCAAAGAACTTTGTTGACCGAATATTTCTGCTCCAACGATTTCAACGCCGAGAGCATCAAACGAGGATTTGTATAATTCTTGCTCTCAAAGTCCCCCATGTGTGGCCGTACTTGCTCCAACGTCATCCCCAAAACGCCAGCCAGTGCACCCGGGCCGCAATTGGCACCCCAAGAACAGGAATTTACGTCTTCGGCTGTGAAAAGCACAGGATTAGGCCTCATTGTCTTATTCCTTATCACTTATTCCAACCCATATATGCCCTGGAAGGGCAGGACGATAGGTCCGGACGGTGAGTTTATCGATCTCAAATTGCCGCTGGTTTGCATTCAGCATACTTGGGTGAACCAGACACAGATCAGGGGACCGTCCGTATTTCTTTTTGTAGTAATCCACAACCTTCTGGATCTTGACGTTCAGGGCCGTTTGCGAGTTATCGAACCACAACATCCCGGTGTGCATGTTATCTCCTTTGTTTCCAATTCAAAAATTGTTTATATGAGAGCTCGAGGACTTTTTCCTGTTCCTCCCTCTTCAGTCCATTGAACCAGACACGCGCGGCGGAAAGTGCCGGCTTCGGGGCAAGCAGCTTCACCGCGCGAAAAACGCGCTTGCATTTCGAGCAGAGGTCCCGAAGTCCCAGACGGTGGCGCAGGGCGCGGTCGGAAGGGTCGTATTCCTGGTACCCAATCTTGAACGCCAGACCGGTATCCAGATTCCCATTCTCGGTGCGGATGTTTAATTCCTCGCAAACCACCCGCCAGGGAGTGAGTTTTCCCCTCTTTTTCTTCTCCCGTTTTTTGCGGATCCTCCTAGCCAAGCGAATCGTGTCAGATGACTGCATTTTTGCCCTTTCGACCTACCAGACGACTCAGATGTCGCCCGTTTACCATAACTCTTTTACGTGGCGTAAAAGCATATTCTATACAGCGTCTACCAACCAGCCCCAGCCCCAATCTTTGATGGCTTTGCGTGCCTTCCCATATGCACAGTACGGCTTCCCGGTGGCAGGATCAGTCAGGTGCAGTTCCACCATGTCCAATCCATGGGACTTCCCGATCACCCTGCACAGAATCCAACGCTTTCCGCCTTCGCAGATATACCAGTCGTTCATCTATTCATAATCCGTTGGAAAACATAATTCTTTCACAGCCAAGGCAATTCCTATTCCAGCGGTAATTTCGGCAGATAAAAAATCCTTGGCAATTATGAAAACAAGGAAAACCACTATCCAAACAATTACAATAATCCGATCTCGGGTAAGTTTGCTCATTTATTATTCTCCGAACAGATGTTCTTACTTATATAATCGGCATTGACCCAGGCAGTTCCGACTTTCCAGCGGATCTCCGCCCAGCCTTCACGACAATTTCCGGTCAATTTCACCGGATTACCGTTGTATAGGGCTCCAACAACAGGCTGGTCGTCTCCAACACTCTTTCGGACGTTCAACGATCGCAGGGCGGTCACTTGCGCGGAAAGTGTTGGAGTGAGACTGAGTGTTGGCAACCTGGTAGAGATTGCCAACACTTTTGTTGGAGTGTTGGCAATCTGATTTTCTCCAACAATTTTCTTGTCACCCAGCCAGACCGAGCAAGCTAGGCTTGCCAACACTAGGATCAGAATTGCCAACAGTGTCGGATTCGGGTTCGTCTTCATTTCCAACACGCTCCTTACTTTGGTTGCCAACACTCATTTCTTCATTACCAACACTCTCATGCGGTTCCAATTTATCCGTCAAGTGTTGGTAATCAGTGTTGGAGAAAATCACGATCGTAATGGGAGGGTTGAGCGGTTTCCCTTCGTTATCCAACGCTTCCCTGATCTGTACCTCTCCGCGCTCCAACAGAGTTTGGATGTACGAGAAGGCCAACAGCTTCAGGACTTCGGAAGGTTCTTCGCCACTCTTCAAAGGCGGTAAGGTAGGTTTTGAACTCATCAGGTTTCTCTCGCTTTCCAATATACCGAAAAGGCTTCCGTTCTTTGCCAGGCCACAGGAGATAAACGCCGCGTAACTCGCCAGTCTTTGTGTTGATCCGCCACTCCCTGCGGGGTAAGCGTTGGTTACCAACAGTGCCAACACTACTGCCAACGCTCACATTTCGAGTGTTGGAGAGGCCAAGACTCTCCAACACTTGCGGCCCTATTTGAAAGGGGGCTTATTTCCGTTGTTGGATTCCACCTCGGGTTCCAGGTGGACCGGTTGGTAATATGGTTCCTGGGTTGGAGGGGTGGCATCCTTGAAATCTTCATCGTCCGGGACGAATGTTCCAGGCACCTCGGGATACTTTTCTTTTAGTCTCTGGAATTCTTCCTCATCAGGGACCCAGACAGCCGGACGTCGCGAGACAGGATCGTCGCCTACCGAGCCACTATGATCGATGTCTGGCAAGGCTGCGGTTGCTGCATCTACCAACGCACTGGCTTTATACTGAACCAGCAGAGCCTGGCGCGCATTCTCCAGAACCGTCTCTAGCTGGGCGTGAGGCAAGCTTTTGAATTTGACCCGCAGCTTCTCAAGCTCCACAGTGATCTTCTCAATAATATTCAGATCCGCCTCTGCGTTGGCGATCAGATCGTCCGCCTGCCGGCTGCGCTGGGAGATCTCGTTTTGAGAACGTTTGTTCTGTCTGGCGTATTCCTTGTCTGTATCGTTTTGATCGAACAGAAGATAGAAGACGATATGGACCAGGGCTGCAAAACCGATTGTGATGTAAGCGGCGATCTGCCAGCCGTTGAAGGTGGCGCCAGGGGCAAGTTCCGCCTTCAGGCTTTGCTCGATTGTGGTGCGGAACAGGTTGATCACCAGCATCCCAACCGCCAGAAGCACGGAGAGCCAGGTCGCAGCATTCACCAGACTGTTCTGCTTGTCATTGTTGCGCTTCCGGCTGGATGTCCACTTCCAGCCCAGGATCCCGAACTCAAAGAGACCCGAGACAAGCATAGCGGCGGTCGGCCCGATCGCCGCGCGCATGGAGAGGTAGTTCAGGATCATCCCCAGCGTTACCACGATCAGGAAGATCAGGAAGGCGGGGAGTGCCCCAAGATCATAATGGGCTACAAAATCGCTCCAGGACTTTTGAATATCCTGCATGATGGTCGTTTCGAATTTATTATTCATGATAGTAGTTTCCTTTTTTTGCAGTCTTAGTTTTGATATAGGCGTCCATTTCGTTGAAACTCAGGTTGTGACGATCGGTGAGTCCGTTATCGTCAATGCGTACACTGAAGAAATCCCCATCCACAGTGAGGGAAACCTTATGGCCGTTGAGCGGCCCCGTGTACATATCCTGGATGGGGGAGTTGTGTGAGTGGCAGGGATCGGTACACACGATCGTCTGGTGCTGTGCGTTCGGCACCAGCATGTCAAAAGATGTGCGGACGATAAGGTTATCCATGGGGTTATTCCCTCTGTGCGTCAAACGCACGCGCAACGGCATGGGTCATATACTTGCCGTCTTTTCCCCCCCGTTGCAGGATGATGTTTTGTGCTACCGCGCGCTGAAGGTATTTGATCGCCGTGGCTTCGCTGCAGCCGGCTTCCTCGGCGATATCCTTGGTGGAAGGGGACTTCCCTAATTTACCTTCAAGATATTTTAGGGACCCTACGATCTTGTTGACATCCATATGCTTCTCCTTGTTTAGTGAGTAATCACATTATACCCACTTGCTCCCAAAACGCAATAGGTAATTTACTGATCGGGCGGAAAGTTCTCGGTTTGCCTTATCATCCAAACGAACCACGCTGCACAAAGGCAAAGAATAGCCCCAATGAGTAACAGGCAGCTCAGGCAATCCAGAGTGGGCAGGAAGTTCATCCTTTCCTCCTCTGCGCGCGGAAGCCGGCAATTACCAGGATGATCGCCGCGCTGACCAACAAGCTAAGAACAAAACCATAGATAAGCTCCATCCTACACCTCCACAATCTTTATCCCATACACCGCTTCCACGATCTTTTTCTTCAACCGATAGACATCCGTGCGCACGCCCTTGGCGTCCTCAATGACCACCTTCATCCCGACCCTGTATTTGAAGTCGGCAAAATATTTTCCGACGACCTTCCCGCCATCCACACGCAACTCAAAGGATGGTTGCAGGATCAGGTCCTGGATCTCGCCGGCTGCCTGCAGGAACTTCAATTCCAGGTAACGGTTCGCTTCGCGCTTGCTGTCGAATGTCACACCATCGATATCGATCTTACGGTTGTGATACTTGCTGCTCATATCGCCACACCTTTGATTGTCGTCTCTTGGCCGAATCGGCCCACTCGATCAAGGAACGAATTGTCTCGCCTTCCCTGCAGCGGTTGTCATGCTCGTCTGGCTTGGAATGGTAAACGATCAGGAGCACCGCCAGAAACGCCTTGGCTTCCTGGTCATTCAATCCAATCGTTTCCTTGAGCTTTGCAATCTGCCGATCACACCAGGCTTTCCTGGAAATCGGGAACTTGGCGTAGGCCTCATCGAAAACCCGAGCGCGCACGGCATTATGCCGTTCCCCGCGCAGATACTGATACAGTTCTTCGTCTGTCAAAATTGGGATCATGATCAATCCTTCCTTTCCACCAGATAGAGGGGCGGGGGTTGGGTGCGGTTATTTGTCCAGCCGCTTTCCTGTTTTGTATGCACACCGCGCGGATTACTAAGTTTTTGAAGCCCGACAATGCGCATGGGGTGCCCGTTGATACGCATCAGGACGGTAGGGTCGGCTGGCTCTATGACAGTCACCAGCTTTGGATTGAAGGGAGAAACTCTTATCACTGTGTCCATTTTTACCCTTTCATGAACGGGCGGAGATCGCTGTCGTTGTTTTTGATGATCTCACCCTGGGAAAGCCTTGAATAAATCCAGATCGGCAGATCGCGCGGATCTCCGTTCATTGCTAACATAGTCCCAGCCCGCTCGTCCTGGGCGAGCCGATAGCGCCGATCAATCAGGTCAGTCACCTGCTCCTCGACCCAGGGAGTCCATTTGATCTTGTCCAGCTCGTCGATTGCCAGGAACGGGACGGTTCCGAATCGGATAATGCGATCATAGGACGATTCGTTTTTGATGTCAGTGGTGTCTGTGAAGGCGTCACGAATGTAGGAGATCAGGTCAAAGGCTGTGATGTAGACCGCCTCCATTCCAACAGATACCAACGCATTCACGCACGCCTGGAGTGCCACTGTTTTGGCGTTCCCGCTGGTGCCGTGGATCACCAGGGTTCCAACAGGATGATCCAGAAAGCGCGCGCAAGCCTCGAGCATGTCCTTCGTCTTAGGGCGCCCCTCTGTCTTGATATCAGAGAGGCGTAGGGTCCGCTCTACTTCCGTCAGTCCGGAAAGTTTCTGCAGGCGCTCGGCATCCTCGCGCGCTTTGCAGGTGCAGCGGGATAATTTCCCAAATCTCGGATCTCCGAATGGGACATCCAGGCGAACCCAACTTGAACCGCCGCAAATGTCACACACTGGCTTGCTGTCTGGCCGCGCGCTCGGCGAGGATTGCTGCCGCGATAGCCCGACTGGAGGCATCTTGTTCAGGACTTGGTGGATTGTCTGTTTTCCTGCTCTCATGGTTCACTCCGTTCGTGTTTGTAGGTTTCCAGTTCTTCCCGTGTTTTTTACGGTTTGATAGACATTTTTTGATGTAGTTGAAGTTCCTGGCATTATTTGAAACTGCTATTTCAATTGCCCAGGGAATCCAGTTCGGTCCATCTGGTTCGTTATAATAGGCGTCGAATTCATACCCCAACTTTGTAGCCACCAGAGGAGTGATGGCTTCAACGTTGGATTCGTAAAGTTTTATGATTTCGGCAAACCCTTTGTCTTTCTTCATTGGGTCATTAACTGGGACGTTAATGTCAACCTCAGATGTTGACGGGGTGTCAACCTCAGATGTTGACGGGGTGTCAACCTCACGTTGACGGGGTATATCAAATTTCAAACGGTATAAACTAGATCGACGAGAACCATTTTTGTCATATCTTGGAGTGACTTCAAGATATCCAAGTTTTCGGAGAGCAATTGTGTCTCGCCCTACTGCTTGCTTGCTTTTTCCTAAATCTTTACCCAAAGTCGATAGGAGCGGATAACACCAACCGTCTTCATCTGCATACATTCCCAAGGCGGCAAGAGTCCGGAACTGCGCATCGCTGATCTGTTTGTCCTTGACGGCGCGCGCTTGAAGGATACTAAAACGAGCGTTGCTCATATCAACCTCACCCCAGCATGGATCTCTCTGTGGCAGTTGGCACATACACGGATCGTTTGGTTAGAAACTTTTCTGCCGTGAATGTGGTGACTGTCTATCGCTGGGCCAACATACCCACATAAAGAACAAGTGTTATATTCACTCGCTTCTTGTTGAAACTTTTCGTGACGTTCCTCCTCCCACGCGTTGCAATCTTCACAAACAGGGTATTTCTCATATTCTGGGAATTCCTTTATAGACCTGCATCCTATACATTCAAGGCTAATACTCATGAGAGTCTCCTAAGCGCGCGCAAAATCCCTCTTGAAAAAGAGGGTGGAAGTCGTTATACTAAGAATAAATAATTTTCCGCTCGCGCGGTTTTCTGATATAATAGGGGAGAGGGGAAAAGAAAATATAGGCATTTGGGGCCCTTATGGGCTCTTTGCATCCTTCCGTCATCTGGGACCTGGCAGTTCACATGACGGAAGGCTTTTTAATTTCTACATCTCGAACACTTCCTCGACTTTACTTGCACCCAGAAACCTGGTGATCGCAAGCAGGTTATCGATCTGGCTCTTGCCAGCCTTGCCGGTTTGCCACTTCTCATAAGCCAGCCCGTAGGACGTTACTCTGTTTTCCTTGCAGGCCGTTGCAAACTCATAGGCACTTTCGTATCCCTTTGCCCGGGCTAGTTCCACCAGCCTGTTAGTTGGGCCGCTCCCATGGTGCTTTCCGTTTTTCATAAGAAAATTTCCTGTTGAAGATTATACATAGATTTTTATTTCCGTCAATAGGCTGATATGAACTCAAAAAAAAATCCCTTACAGACTTTGAGGGTTGCCGGAGGAAAGGGCACTTTTGAAAGGGAACGCATTTTGGGGGTTCCCATGATCTCTGGCTAGGAGGATAATAAAAACCTCCGGCCACCCTCAGAATCGATAAGGGATTCTGTTCCTGTGCCCTTTTTCGTGCAGGTGCCACCCGCAATTCCATTATAAGCAAGAGATTGAAAGAGTCAATACCTTTGGAAAAATTGATCCCCGGCCAGCTCACGACTGGTCGGGGATCATGGCTTAGGAGCGACGAGTGATCGCTAGTCAACACCCGCCGATTCTACTACGATTTTTATTTTCTCTCCCGCCTCGAATTTTCGCTTGATGAACGTTTCCAGCTTGCGCCAGGTCACCATGTACTTATCCTCTTTCTCTTCCCAGCAGGTTTCCTTGAATTGCTCGTTGGTCTCTGCGAACAATTCGGCGATCTTTGTTAGAGATTCGTAGCGCCGCGCACTTTTTTCCTGGTTTGAAAGTCTGGTCATGTTTACCTCACACCTAAGTCTACCACGCGGTTGTACAGTTTGTAAAGGGTTGCACAATTTTCTCCCCCCTTTCAATTCCTTGACAGGGTGTACAACTTATAGTAATATCCACCTGGCTAAGGAGAAAAAATGGCACACACTTTGAACGGAAATCTAACAGGGCGCGCGGCGTCCACGTACAGGCGGGAGATCAGGCAGGAAATTGAAGATGCGCAAAACAAAAAAATCCATGAGGCATGGTTACAAAAAGAAGACGAGGCAATTCGAGCCTGTATCGCCATAGAAGGCCCAGATGCGTTCATGGTGTGGTACAAGGACGACAACACCGTCCCGCCTTATGGCAGTATTATCAAGCGCGTGGAGTTGCTCCGCACGCACTGGCAGGAATTGAAAGCCGACGCACGCTACACCATGGTGGACAAGCTGGTAGGGGAGGAGTGCGCAAATATTCAAAAGATCGCAGATACGGCAGATTCGATCAACTGGGAGGAAGCATGAACGAACATCCAATCCTTTTTAGTGGAGAAATGGTAAAAGCTATTCTGGAAGACCGGAAGACCCAGACTCGGCGAGTGTTGAAGAAACAACCGATCGATATCCTGCCAATGAAGGTGCCAAATATGTGGGTAATACTTGAAACCCGCGATCCTAGTCACGGGGGGGTCATTGGTTGTCGATATGGAAGGATTGGTGATCACCTTTGGGTGCGTGAGACATGGCGTTGCGAGGAGCTTGCGTCGGGTCAGGATGGAGTTAGGTTTGCGGCAGATAATTCATTTCACAAAATTGAAAACACTGTTGCCGCCTCGGATGCGTGGTTGGAGTCTTATCTATCCGATAAACCCGATAAATGGCGCCCGTCTATATTTATGCCGCGTTGGGCAAGCCGGATCTCCTTGGAAGTCGTCAACATCCGCGTGGAACGCGTGCAACAGATATCACGGGAGGACGCAAAAGCCGAAGGGATGAGTCATGTTTGGGATTGGAATAAAGACCGATATAAAAAACATCCCGAGCATTTCACCCGTGGCGTGCTAAATCCGTATGTGGCTAATTACAGTGTGCTGTGGGACGAATTGAACGCCAAGCGCGGCTTTGGCTGGGATGTCGATCCATGGGTCTGGGTGATCGAATTCAAGAGGCTGCAAGATGGAATATAACCAGGCCCTGGACGTTGCCAAACAGTACATGGAACTCCTGCGCCCCGTCTCTGAGCGAATTGAGATCGTAGGCTCCGTAAAGAGAAACGATAAACCAGAGTGCCATGACGTTGAACTTCTGCTGATCCCGAAGCCTGGGCATCCCCGCCCTGAGTTTGGTTCCAAGGCGGTCTATCTTACTCACCTGGATCAAGTTCTAGCACGCTTGCAGGCGACCCGAATGTTGCGCCAGCCCATTAGGAAGGCGAACGGGGAGAAGTATAAGAAATTTGCGATCTGCAAATATAGTGAGCTGAATGACTTCTGTTTGGATCTCTTCATCGTCCGTGCGGAGACTTGGGGAATTCAGAACGTAATTCGAACCGGGCCCAGGATTTTTTCCCACTGCTTCGTGACCAATCAGGGAATGACTGCCTTTGACAGGGAGACAGGAAAAAGTTATAGAGGGTTATTGCCTGCTGAATATAGGTACATTCGCGGTGAGACAAAGATCGTGCACGGAGAAGAGACTCTTGTTCTGCCAGAAGAGGCGGATGCTATCGCTTTACTGGGTCGTGGCTGGATTGAACCAGGCATCCGAAGGAAATATATCTCTCAGGTTTTTAGCGCAGACCAAACCTTCTTATGATAATCTTCCGCGCGTATCTACCCATCCGTGAGTGTTGATTCTTAGGGTTGTGTTGGCGGTAGATATTTGTACCCTGCTCCTCACCTGTGCAGATGTATTTGTGAAAACCCTGTCTATTGCACCCAGTGTGAGATTGATCGCGCTTGTAGAAAATATCTCGACACTAAAAGCGAGATTTACCGCCGGCGCAACATCGTCTAGAGATAGATCGGATATGAGAATGCCTCCTGGCATGTCTGCTGCTGCTGCGGCAGTTCCCGCTACACTGATGAGTGCCTCGACCCGTACACCAGTCGGTACAGTCAGTGTTCGAGTGACTGCTGCCGTTCCGGGGTTGACCGCGCTAACATCATTTACAGGAGTTATCCACATAAATTTGTCGCCATCCTGCACAAACGACTTGATCGCCCCCCCGGTTCGAACAATAGAACCAATTCGCCTAAGATTGGTTGCACTATGATCTATTACCAAATTTGCCCCTGTTGGGCTTGTGTCTGCTCCAACATCGTCTACCCCCCCGGCCCGCATGGCAAAGATATGATAAGTAGCATCGGCAAGAGCTACGGACGATGAACGCATTCCCTGATTCGTACCAGCTACAAAGGTTGCGTCCAGGCGCTTGCGCAGATCCGCAGAAAGACTCAAAACCACGGCGTTGTCAGTAGACTTGCACTCCCCGGCAGAAATATCTATATCGTTGACAGGATCTGTTACACCGTTATCCATGATCAACCCGAATATATACCCTCTAGGTATAGCGTTCTCGAACGGTGCTTGGTAATTCTTTCCGCCATTCATCGTAACAAAATAGTCGCCGACCGCCAACGCTTTGAGTGGATATTGTGAAATTTTTGGCATCTCTCACCTCTTCATGGATACTTTTTGTACTTCTTCAACAAACGTTCCGCGTCTTCCCAATTATAAAATGGGCGAAAAATCTCCGGCATTTTCTCTATCTTCCCATCAGACGATTGGAAGATCGTCGCATAAATCTCAGATTGCCTGTCCCACCAGTAAAACTTGCCTCCAATCGAACCGGGCACGCGCAATATTGTATTTGCTAAAATATAAGAGTAACTCCCTGTATCATGGGCGATCAGCTCAGAGGCCACAAAAATATAGATTGCCTCGTTGAACTTTTGCGTATGACTGATCCACCCGCCCCTGTCATCCAGTTTATGTCCTATTTCGTGGATGCACGCCCATGTATATCTACACCACATCAAACCAGAAAGCGGATTATAAACTCCATAATCCCTGCTGGTGTGCACGGGTAGAAGAAAGTAAAGTAATAGAAGTAATAGCAGAAAAGCAGTGAATTTTTTCATAGTATTCTCATATCTTCGCGAAATCAACTTGAATGAATTTGAAGTCCAGGGGGTTTCCAGATTCCTGCACCGCGTAAAATTCAAGTGTATCTCCCGGCGCACACAACACGGACACGGTGACTATTTGGCCTATCAATTCGTTTGCCAATGCGGGAATGGCTGTCTGGTAAAAAGTTCCTGAACTGTGCAAAATTTGGATCTTCCGTTTTGTCCCAGCCGTTGGATCAGACCACCATAATCCGCTAAAGCTGCAAACAAAAAGGCCACTCATGCCGACCGGAATGACAATTCTATTGTTAGGAGCATCAAAAAAACCATATTCATCCCCGATCACCGAGTCAATCGTGTCTAGCAGTATTTGATCCCCACCAAATCCGCTTGCAATATTTTGTTCACCTGTAGATGTTGAGACACGTGTTGCCATTCCGTAAGTGCCCTTCCAGGACGGAGGGTCAGGGATAACCCAGCGCGATAGGGTAGAATCATAATACATCCGCACGCGCCCGGTGGGGAAGAGGATGATATCCTCTCCACTTGAGTTGATCACTCTGTTAGCTGCTACAGAAGATGCGCTCTCGTTTGGGAAAGTAATCTTGAAACCAGAGACGTTGTAGAATTCCAGGAAGCGCCCCTTTTTGCCTTTGGTGACCCCGGTAATGGAAACATCGGCACCGGCATTTATCCGCAGAACATCATAGTAACCCGGATCGTAGTTATTCTGGCTG